ATTTGTATCTCCAGGAGTTTTCATCAATGAGATTGATAATTCCTTTATACCAAGAAACGCTCCAGAGATTGGACCAGTAGTCGTTGGCCGCGCGCGCCGCGGCCTGGCAATGACCCCCGTTAAGGTGGAATCATACTCAAAATTTGTTGAGATGTTTGGAGACACTGTAGCCGGCGGCGGAAATAGCGATATTTACCGCGAGGGCAACTATACTTCCCCTATGTATGGTGGCTACGCTGCCAAGGCTTTCCTCCGCTCTAACGTCGCACCTGTTACTTACGTGCGACTTCTCGGACAACAAACTGATGCAGGCCGAACTGCTGGTGGCGCCGCCGCCGCAGGTTGGGCTACAACGAATGCTGGACCTACGGCTGTCATGGGCACAACTGGCGGAGCATGGGGACTTTGGGTCTTTCCATCCGCATCGGCAGCCCAGACCTCGGCCGGCGGCACTCTGCGCGGCATCATTTCTGGAGCGGCTGCAACAGCCTCTCTTGCTGCTATTATTTATACACAGCAGGGCGTTCCTCTTCTGTCGGGTTCCCTATACGGGACCGAGTCCGCCACCGGCGGCACGACGGGTGAAGAAGGAAAAGCTGGCGTTCAAGGAATTAACACTCTGATTAAGGCTAATTCTACAACAGGTCTTTTCACTCTTATTTATTCTGCCTCCGGAGTCAGCAAGAAAATTAAGTTCAACCTTAATGACTCTTCCGAAAACTACATTCGCAAGAAGCTTAATACGAATCCACAACTGGCGACCGCCGGCGATTTCTACCCGTCTGCTACCGAAGTTAACTACTTCTTAGGCGAGACTTTCGATCAGGATCTCCTTGATAAAGGTTTAGCCACCAACAAGAATGTGGTGGGAATGATTACTGCTATAGGATACAATACGTTAACTGATTCTAAGACAAAAACAAGCGTCGATACAGATAACACACCAGCCCAAATGAAGCAAGTAGCTTCTACAGAGGGGCGTACAAGTTGGATCATTGGACAGGATCTAGGAGCCGCAGACGAATATTATGCTCCAGGTATACAGAAGCTTTTCCGCCTCGTGGGCCGCGGCCATGGCGAATGGCTTATGGACAATGTTAAGATTTCAATTAGTAATGTTCGCCAATCTAACAGCTCCGTTAGCGATTACGGAACATTCTCGGTCATCCTTCGCGATATGAACGACTCAGATAATGATGTTGTTGTCCTTGAGCGTTATGACGAATGTACCCTCAACCCAGCTAGCCCCAACTTTGTCGCCCGAAAGATCGGCGATATGTATGTTAAGTGGGATGCCAAGGAGAAGAGACTCCGTCGCTATGGCGAATACGACAACAATTCCAAATTTGTGTATATTCAAATGAACGCCGACGTCGAAGCAGGCGCCATTGATGCAGTTACACTTCCCTTTGGATATTTTGGTCCTCCAAAACTTCTGGATGTCTCCGGCGCCACATGCCGGCGCCTGGGGCTGAATACCGGTCCCGGCGGTACCTATGGCCACGGCACTAGCGATAGTGTCAATAGTGTGTCTGGAACCTACGTGTCATTTGCTGGCTCCGGTTCAACTTTTGGAGCCAACGGTTACACCCCCGGCGGTACCGCCACGCCAGGCTTCTCGGTACCGGCAACAGGCTCTTGGCGCCAGGGCGGCGCCGCCTACGACCACGGCGGCGGACGTAGTCCAAGGCATGGAATGTCCATAGGTAGTGGTGCTCTTGATTACTTTGCTCTCAAAATGGAGTTCCCGAAGGCGCGCCTTAGATATTCAGCTTCTGCTGGAGGTCTTACTGACCCTCGAAATGCTTACTTCGGTATGCAAACATCTCGCGGAATAAACAGTACCATCTCAACCCCTGGGATTGGTGAAATGCACAGAATGTGGTCCAAAAACTGGCCGGATGATCCAACTGCACCAGCCACCGCAGGTGATATCGGTGCGCGCGGATATAACGGATGGGGGTATGTTTTCTCCTTGGACGATGTTATCTCAGGCTCAACCGGTGTATTCTACTACGCTTCCGGCTCTCGTGCCCGAGAACAATCCTACACAACTGGTAGCTGGAAGGCTATTCTGGATGCTGGATACAACAAGTTTACAGTACCACTTTGGGGTGCATTCGATGGCTGGGATATTACGAAACCAGATCCCGCATATAACAAGGGAATGACACCCGGATCGTCTACTGAGAACAATGACTATATCTATCACACTTGGGCCCGCGCAATGGACACCGTTGCGGATCCCGAAGCAATAGATATGAACATGCTCTGTGCACCCGGACTTACGAACAACCAATTAACCGAGAAAGCGATGGACATCTGCGCAGCACGCGGCGATGCTCTGGCTCTCATTGACTTAGCGAATGTATATTTGCCAACTCACGAGATCTACAAAAGCAATAAGGCAGACCGCCTTGCTTCAACTCCAACGCAGGCTGCTATCTCACTTCGAGATCGCAAGATTGATACGAGTTACGGCGCTACCTTCTATCCGTGGGTTCAGACCCGCGATGAGGGAACAGGTCGACTCCTCTGGATTCCGCCAACTGTCGCCATGATGGGCGTTCTTGCTAGCTCACAGAAGAAGTCGCAACTTTGGTTCGCTCCCGCAGGCTTTAACCGCGGCGGACTTACCGAGGGTGCAGCAGGACTTCCAGTTCTGAATGTGACCCAGCGATTAACTTCTAAGGAGCGCGACATTCTATACGAAGCGCGCATCAATCCGATTGCGTCCTTCCCATCTACTGGAATTGTGGTCTTCGGACAGAAGACCCTCCAACAGCGCCAGTCTGCACTGGACAGAATCAACGTACGCCGCTTGGTGATTTACTTGAAGAAGCAAATCTCCATCATCTCGTCCAAGATTCTCTTCGAGCAGAACGTACAGGCCACTTGGAACCGCTTCCGTTCGTTAGTCGAGCCATTCCTCGCAAACGTCAAGGTTACCTTTGGTATCACTGACTACAAGTTGATTCTCGACGAAACCACCACCACCCCTGACTTGATTGATCAGAACATCATGTATGCGAAGATTATGGTCAAGCCGGCACGTGCCATCGAGTTCATTGCGATTGACTTTGTTATCGCATCAACTGGAGCGTCTTTTGACGACTAATAAATTATGAACCAACTAGTTACAATATTAAGGGAGATTACTTAAAATGCCATTCTGGTCAACAAACTTTGGAGAAGACACTTCACTGAAAGATCCAAAAAGATCTTTTAGATTTACAGTAGAATTCACGGGAATTCAGGATCCTATGGGGAATGGCGCCACACTTTGGTATGCAAAGTCAGTTCAAAAGCCCTCCTTCAGTATTAGTACTGCAGAGCACAAGTATCTAAACCATACTTTCCAATATCCTGGTTCTGTCACTTGGAACGAGACGGCAATTACGCTTGTCGACCCAGTAAACCCAGATATGACTGCAACCCTTTCTGATATTGTGGTACAATCAGGGTATTCACCACCTACCGATGCTACTGCAGAACAAATGGGTACCATGTCTAAGGCTAAAGCCGCCGGCGCACTTGGAACAGTCTACATTACACAGATTGACTCCGATGGCAAGCCGCTTGAAACCTGGACACTGTGGAATGCTTTCATTACAGATCTTAAGTTCGGCGATCTTTCCTATGGCGAAGATGAGTTGACTGAGTTGAGCGTTACACTTAAATATGATTGGGCCCGTGTCGAAACAGCGAATGCTTCTGCAGCAGTTGCTGGTGGCGGAAACGAATTCTTCGGTGTATAAAACAGACAATCCATAATTTGAGAGGTGTATATTGTCAAGAAATAGAGAACGTGTTGGCGGCACAAAGCAAACACATGCTGATCCGCCCGTTCCACAAGTAGCAGAAGGGGCGCAGGAATCACCCTTTTCCTTCGTTGTTCCTACAGAGTTTGTGGATCTACCATCTGAGGGGCGCTTTTATGTGGAGGGTCACCCCCTGCATAACGAGTCCACCATTGAAATCAAGCAGATGACTGCGAAAGAGGAAGATATTCTGACTTCGAGATCTTTGCTTAAAAAGGGAATTGCCCTCGATAGGGTTTTGCGTAACGTTATTGTTGATAAGCGCATTGAAGTCAGTAGTCTTCTTATTGGAGATAAAAACGCAATTGTTGTTGCAACCCGTGTTTCGGGCTATGGCAACGAGTACACAACCAATGTTACGTGCCCTGCATGCGGCGTTAATCAAGAGTTTATGTTTGATTTGAATGAGTGTGAAGCAAAGGATACGGCTGATGAAGCTAAAGATGCTGGCGTAGTCGATAACGGGGACGGTACGTTTAACGTTGCTCTTCCTCGCACTGAGATAGACATTACCTTTGGTTTAATGACCGGCCGCGAAGAGAAGAGACTTTTAAAGCTTCTCGAAAGCTCAAAGCGCTCGAAGGACGGAGAACACAATATTACCCAACAGCTTAAAACAATTATCGCACAGGTCAATGGTGATGACGATCCTAAACTCATTTCTTATGTAGTTGAAAACCTTCCATCGCTTGACTCTCGATATCTGCGAAACGCATACAAAGCCACTAATCCGGACCTGGATCTGACACAAGAGTTTGCATGCTCTGAGTGCGATCACGAACAGGAAATGGAGGTGCCGTTGACAGCGGACTTTTTTTGGCCTGACCGATGAGTATATGCGAAACGTCTATGAGCAGTTCTTCTTCCTAAAATACGCCGGCGGATGGTCGCTTACTGAATCCTATAATTTGCCCGTTGGGCTTAGACTGTGGTTCACAGAACGCTTGGCAAGGCAGATCGAAGACGAAAATGCAGCCATGAAAGATTCACAACGAGGCGGATCTTCAAGCCAGACGTTGTCATCGCATAACCAGCCCAAAGGCATGAATGCCCCCAAGAAAAGGTAAGAGATAGAACTCTTGCCTTTTTTGTATTCATACTAATTATTCTATAGCGAGGTAATCACTTTGGCAGACGACGGAAAAAGCGCAGCGGACCTAGCGGCAGAAAATGAGCTTATCCGCGAAGGTATTGCCCTCAACGAAAAAAACCTAAAGATCGTCAAGGAGATTCGCAAGGACCAAGAAGATGCAGCCGCCCACGAGGCGAAACGCCTGCAGGAAAGAACAGCCGACCAGAAAAAGTCAATCGGCGCCCAAAATGAGGCTTTGAAACAGCAGGAGGCGGAGCTTACCCTCCTTGAGAAGAAGAATGTTTCGATGTTTAATTTTTTGAAGAAGACGGAACACCACGAAAAAATAGCTCAGGATAGGATTGCTCTTCTGCAAGATAGCTTGAGTCTAGATGAGAAGAGACTAGCGCTCGCAACAAAAGATAAATCCGTTTCCCAAGAGACGCTTAAGGGTATGGTTAGCAAACTAAAGCAAAATAAAAGAAACATCAAGACCGAAAAAGAAAACTTAGAAAACGGACTCAAAGGTATTGAGCAAGGCAAATCGATGCTTAAAAACTTGGGCGCCCAAGCACTCGGGCAGTCCAAAATTGGTTCTGCAATTCTGAAGGGCGGAAAAGGACTACACAGCATGTGGAAATTGGCCGGCAATCTGACGAAAGCCCTCCGAGCCGGCGCGGTCTCCGCCTCGATGCTGACCGCTGCACTCGGCATTGGTATTATTCTGTTGGTGGTGGCCGCCATCGCGAAACTCATCGAATTCACCATCATGCTCGCAGTAAAAACCAGAGATGCTACAGTAGCCTTTCAACGATCCACCGGTGCAGCCGCAAAATTCGGCAAAGCGATACCAGACTTAGAGTACAATATGCGCGCAGTAGGTGTTTCCATGGAAGAGGCGACTGCAGCGCAGGGAGCGCTTTACAAGAGCACAACTGACTATACGATGGCTTCAGGAAAAGCTCGCGATGATCTTTACAAAACAACCGCCCTCATGGGTGAGTTTGGTGTAAGTGTAGAAACCTCCGCTAAAATCGCGCAAGCAGCTACCAAGGGGCTGGGAATAGGTATCGGTGGTGCAGACGAACTTCTGTTAGGGCTATCTGCCCACGCATCCGATATCGGCGTGCCAATCAGCAAGATGATGGAAGACTTTGCCGCTAGCGCAGACGAGCTTAAGCGTTTTGGCAGCGACGGCGAAAGAGTGTTTAAGAGACTTGCGATGGTTTCCAAGGTTACGGGAATGGAGATCGGTCGTATTCTTGCAATCACAGAGAAATTTGACACCTTCGAAGGCGCCGCAAAACAAGCCGGTATGCTGAATGCAGCAATTGGTGGTAATATGGTTAATGCGATGGATCTTATGATGACGACCGATCCTGTCGAGCGCTTTAGCATGATCAAGGACAGCATTATGGACACCGTTGGATCCTTTAACGAGATGAGTTATTATCAGAAGAAATTCTATGCGAATGCCGCAGGCTTGAAAGATGTGGGTGAATTGGCGGCGATGATGTCCGGAGACTTTAACGCATTAGATGGAAGTATTGGACAGACATCAAAAGACTTTGAAAAGCAACGAGCAAAGGCTAAAAACTGGCAATCCACAATGGACCTTCTTAAAAATACGTTAGCCTCCTTTCTCCCCACAATGAAAAAAATGCAGAAGCCACTTCAGGATATGTTGGAGGCTTTTGCTAAGGGCGAAGGGCCGCTGCAAAAATTAGGAGATAGCTTTGCATTACTTATGGAGACTGCAATGTTGCCGGGCATGAAAGCCCTCCCGGAGAAAATTATATATTTTGTTGACAAGCTTGGCGAGCTTTCGGATTGGTTTAAAGAAAACAAGGACATGATTATAATGGCTGGTAAAGCCATGATGTACGTCATGATCGGCATCGGCGCGGCCCTGGCGCTCGTGTACGCCCCCATTGGGTTGCTCGTCTACGCTCTCACCCATCTTGTCCTGTGGCTTGGAGAGGTTATGGGAATCGTCAAAAAGAAAAATTCCCCGAGCTTCCTGGATCTCTTTACAGGAGGGATGCTAGCAAAAAGCTTAAAAACCGCAGCGTCAGCATTTAAGCTTTTAATGTCTCCAATTATAATGCTTGGTAACCTACTTGGTAAACTCGGACACTTGTTCGCAGAAACCTTCAATTTCGACGGCATTAAGGATAATGTAAGCAAGTTTGTTAAGTGGCTCCCGGGCGAATGGGCTGAGTCGGTAACGGGTATCAAAACAGAAATGGAAATATCCTCACCATCCGAAAAGATGATGCGAGAGGTTATCGATCCGACATTCGTGCAACCGATGCAGTCAGTAGCCGCCAAGATGCCGGCTCTCGTCGACGAGGTTTATGCGGGTGTTCCCGACCAAGCCGGCGTCACTCTTGGTCGCCTGAAAGCCGGACAGGTCTCCATGGACGAATTAAAGGCTGACGCAGCAGAACGTGTCCGAAGCGCGATGACTCCGTTAGCAGATATGTTCGGCGCCACCGGACTACTCGATCAAGTAGCTAGTGCTATGGGCACCACTACCGCCGGCGCAGGAGGCGGTCCACAAACAACTCAAGTAAGTATTCCGATCAGTATTGGCAAGGACCAACTAGGTACAGTAGTAACCGAGATAGTAGACGGTCGACTGGGCGCTGTTAGCTACCAAGGTATGGCCGGCCATTGACCGGTATATAATTTAAAAGGAAACAGTACAAATGGCAGACTGGCAAAACTGGACAGATCAATTTAGAAGCGGAAAATATGGCAAGACCACAACTGGTGTCAAGGGCACTGGTATGCCTGTTATCGAGGTCGATCCGTCTGATGCTTATGCGAGTTCTGATGGTATCCGAGGGATGCAATTGTCATTCTTCCACGTCCCGAGCCAAAAGGCTGTATATTTCAAAGCCTTCATTGTCGCCTATAACGAAACGTTTAATAGCGATTGGGCATCAGATACAGTATATGGACGCACCGATCCAATTTACATGTTTAAAGGCACCCAACGCCAGATCTCGTTAAACTTTAAAGTACCCGCATTCTCAGAAGGCGAAGCATACGAAAACTTAGGCAGAGTACAGAAATTAACTCAGTACTTATATCCTACGTATATCGACGACGAAGGCGGCGGACGAATCATTGGGCAGTCGCCTCTTGTTCGCATGAAAGTAATGAACTTGGCACAACTTGGGCCGGCCAGCGGTGACCCCTACGGCCGTTCCCACGCGCTGTGGGCACAGAATCACCACGTCATAGCCCGTACCATGAGCGGCTCAGCCCTTTTCGACCAATATAAGTCCACCAATATAGCCAATCAAGGTATACTTGGTGTAATTTCATCGGTTCAGATAGACCATAACTTGGAAAAAGAAGGTGTTCTGGAAAAAGGCTTTAATACTGTTTTGCCCAAATTGATTGATGTATCGGTAACCTTTAATTGCATTCATGAACAAACCATCGGCTTCGACTCCTCTGGTAATGAACTAGCACCCGGGTTTCCATACAATGTGGTCTTGGAGGAGCCCTGGGACACCGGATCCGAGAGCCTGTCATTTGACATGAAAGCAACGCTCGCTGAAAAAGCACGTGAAATGCGCGATGTACGACAGCAGCAGCTTGACGACGCAGAGGCACGTTATGGCGGCATGTTTGGAACATCTGGTCCATTTGGTATAGGTCGAGGGCGTTTAGGGAGTGATTTAAGCGCACTCAAAGACGGAGATCTCAATGCATATGAAGAGTCTGCACTAAGAGGCAACTATGCAGAAAAGGAGTGGTCCGAAATAGAACGCAGAGCCGGCCTTGGCGCCATACCCGCCGACGACGGCTTTGCGGGCTGGGACAAATAAGGATAAACTATGGGAAGATATCAAGACACAAGGCGCCTTATTAATGCTAGCGATTATTACTCATTTTTGCGCAAGAAAAGAAACGATAAGAAGCGCATAATCCAGTACGCCACACCTCGACTGATTAACCCGGGCGTCAATGCCCGCGCAAGTTTAACGACTAACGCCTACATTTGGAAGTATGGTGATCGGTTTTACCAGATGGCCCATCAATACTATGGAGACTCTCGCCTATGGTGGATCATTGCATGGTATAATGGAACACCGACGGAAGCAGACATCTTCCCAGGGGATCAAATTAGCATTCCGGTCAATGCCTCCAGCGTATTGGAAATTTTAGGACTATAATATGCCGGAGTTAACTTCAGAAGAGAGGCAAACTCATCGCGCCGCCGTGATAGCAGCCTACAAGGCGCGCATGAACCAGAACTGGGGGGGGCTGCAATCAGAGTGGGGTGACGTCTATGCTTATGATGATGACGGCCTCTTCGATGAGTCCTGGCCAGGTGATGATCTGTGGTCAACTCGATACGGTAGTTTAAGCGCTTCAGAAGGCGTCGGTGATGATGGCACCCTGACCACGACTACTTCGGGGGATGTAGGTGGCAGGGAAGCCATGGCTATTTTGATAGCAGCCGCCGAAGCCGACGGTCACGCTGCTGATACGTCCTCCGAATGGGCAGAGGGTTACATGGATGCCGCGGCCAACCGAAGCGGGATAGCGGCGCGCCTTACAACTGATGGTATTAATGCATGGGAACAGATGACCGACGAGGAGTTTGATGAATACGCGTACGAGGGCGAATATTTCAAAGGTACGACGAGGATAGCTGCCGGCCACCCGAAATTCGGCGCCACCGTAGTATTCGAGAAGCTCAAAATTCACCTTAGAGACACCAGTAATCAGAATGGTGAAGACAAAATTGCCAACACACTATCCGCCGGCTCCACTAAAGACGGTAACCAGAACATGCTCACTGGAAATCTAATGGAGCGGGAGAAGGAAGAGGAAGCGAAAGCCGCAACCCCCCCTGACACTCCAACATCCAAGATTTCCCGCGCTGGCATAGCATATGACACTGTTGAGTATCGAGAGCAATGTTTTCTCTTATCACAAATTTTTCATATTGTACAACACAGAGTTGATGTCCTCAATGAAAATGAAGATGAACATAAAAATCTTCCTTATATAGACGAGGGGCAAACTGTGGGGCCGTCCTCGGACCCGAAAAATGTAGTCCCCACCAATAGCAGCATAATGATAGATGCTCTCACTCCATACGCATTTATAAACCGCCTAACACAATATCCAGACCAACAAACGTTTATTGATCTGCCTACTGCAGATCTATCTCAGCTGCAGCCACAAATACGTCTTTTCCGAGTGACCGAAACCCGGAACGCATCGACGACCCAGCTTGAAGAAAACTCAACAGAAATGCTGTTCGACACCTCTACCACCCGACAGGATCTTGAGGAATTTATGAAGCCCACGGGCAAACGCGGATTCGGAGCCGGCATCAAAAGCTTTAATGTCAATTATGAGGCCAGCAATCCATTCGCATTGAAAAAAAGCATTAGTGCCGAACTAACTATTTTTGCCAACACATTTGATGAACTTACACGCGACCGAGGGGGGTACTCCTATATTGACTTGGCACTTAAAACCGGCGGAATGTCGTCTTTAGACAGCTTTGACGCAGCCCACGGCAACAACCTTAGTCCCAACGACAAAGCCAAGCGATATAATCTTTCAAAGCTTAATTTTAGACTCAAGGCAGTTGTGGGATGGTCAAGACCTCCCGGTGTACAAGGGTTCTCAAGCCCAGCAATTGCCAACACACTAAGCTCGTCATTCGTAACTATAAACTTGACCCCCACCATCCACACCTTTGACTTTGATGAGATGGGGAGAGTCACCTTCAAAATTCAGTACCTGGCGTACATAGACGACTTCTTTGATGAACCATCTTACAGCATCTTTAGCGATTACAAGTCGTTAGAGGCTCAAAAAGAGAGAGAATTACGATATAGGATGATTGCGGACACGTGCGACTCGGATGCATTATCTAAATTTAAAGAAGATCAACACGAAGAGGTGCTAAAAGAATTATCCGATGCCCGGGCCAGTATCTGGAGTTTGCTACAAGAAGGCACTAACTTAAGATATATTAATCTTAAATACAGTTCTCTCCGAAAATACTCAGAGAATCCTGCTTATTTTAACTTAAAGAAAGCCGAAGAGGAAGCCCTTGACATTAACAATTTACGAGATGCCAAAAAAGGGTTAAAGAATGGCTTAGCCGCGGCCGTTAAAGAATATAAAGATAACCCCACAGCTAAGGGACAAGGACATACAGACAAAAAAAATGCAAACAGCACACAGCAAGTTGCTTTGGTATATTTCTATGTTAGCGATTTAATTGATATTATATTAAAATCCATAGATAACAATTTGGATGCTGCTGTAGAATTTTATACAAAACGTGTAAACAGCGGCGGCGCCGAGGGGGATTTTGATGACGCAAGCATGCACTCTAAGATGAAAAAAGCCTGGAAGTCCGCGGAATTGGCTGATAATTACTCACCGGCAAATTATGGCGCCCTTACCGCACTCCAGAAAACCGCCCTCAATAATGCGCTGGACGCCGGCCATTCCGCTGAAGTTCAGGGTGATCTATATCGTGCGGTTCGATTGCGTGAAAATTTCCGAAGGTATCGGGCAGTCTTTGGCCCCATAGAAATATTAAATATGGCTAATCCGGGCGAATCGTTGTCGGTGAACATAGGGGATCTGCCAATATCATATAAGTACTTTATGGAATGGCTCACGGGCCGCACGCTAGCTAAAGATCGCCCCTACTATCCCATCTCTGCTTTTTTAAATGATTTTATTAATGGATTGATAAAGGGCTTTGTTAATGATGGAGAATGTTTTAAGCGAGGGACAGGACAGTCTAAACAGAAAACTACACTATGCCAGACGGCGATAACAGCATATAATAGACAAGAAAATACATCTGACGTTTTTAGTGAGATGCTAGCTGAATATAGAGTGCGGACCAAAGAACGTACGAGTCACGATACGAATCGCTTGCATCTTTATTATCACGATGCCGGTCAAGACAACACTGCCAGTTGGCGCCCTATTGATCGGTGGCCAATTCTAGAAGTCTCTGGCCCCCCCGGCAGCCCGGTCACTTCGCGCGGCTTATCCCGTGAAATAAATTATATTTGTTATTATGCAGGACGAAACTCACCGAATGAAAGAATGAATGGAGATCCTTATGAAGACATGGCACGCGGAGTGATGCATTACACAGCAGGCAAAGACGCCGGTATAGTGAAGACTATAAAATTTACAAAAACGGAAGCCCCGGGCCTCAAAGAGGTTCGCTTCGAACAAGATGGATATGATGGGTTAGCCCAGCTGCGCGAAGTGTATAACGTTACAATTGATACATATGCGAATGTGAGTGCTTTCCCTGGCTCCTACATTTTTGTAAATCCTCTAGGATTAGCCCCTAATATGACATTTAGCTCTAAAATCGACCCCGATAAGTTAAGTGCACGAGATTTGAGCACTTATGGAATTGGTGGATACTACATGATTGTCCGAAGCGCACATTCATTTGGACCCGGCATCGCAAACACGCGTATAGACGCAGTGTGGGTTGCTTCCATTGGTGGCGACCAAAAATCCGAAACAGGAAGTGATAGATACGATACGGTGGATGCCGAAGGCAAAGCGATAGAGAGGCAAACTAAGTGTAGCTTCATCAAGGGGGTATACTCGACCGCGGGTACCGAAAGAGGAAAGAAAGACGAGCCCGGCGACACGGTGGGCGAGGCCCCCGGACAATGAATTTCAACACAATAGAGAAACCAAATGGCATCTTCTGATAATATTATTTACCGTCAAAGTGAAGCTCCTTCAGACACGGATGCACAGGCCGGTGATAGCACTCCAACCAATATGAGTGATCTATACATAGAAAGCTTGTATGCAGATAACACAACCAAGAATCTATACAACAAGCGCCTTCGGTATAAAAATGAAGTCGCGATAGCCACAGAAGATTATTCTAACGTGGTAGATTTCAATTTTGCTGAGAAACATCTATATGGGCGCACCAGCCGGCTATTTGTCCCTATGGTTGTTAGCGACCCCAACACACAAATTGTAAATATCAGAGGAAGTAAAACGGAGGGTGATTTTAAGGCTTTAAACTTTGTAGAAGAAAATTTCAATGAAATGACATACCAATTTAGAAAATCTGTGATGTCTAAGAAAATTAGTGCCGCCGATCCCTATTTATCGGAGCTTCAGGTATATAAAGCCTATGAAAACCCACATAAACTTTACTATGATCACTTGAGAATATACAAAGATGCAATCGACTCAATTTTTAAAGATGATAATGAATCGATTATAAGTTTTGATGACTTTCTAGCTAAACTTTTACCCTACCTTAAAAAGACTGCCCGAAAGCAACCCTTCACTTTTCCCGCATTCATAAAAAGCAACTATTGCCCCGTTCATGTCTCTGGTCTCGTCATAGAAATCGCAGATATTTCACCCGCCGCCGATGTAGAAAAAATACTCAAACTCACCTATAGTTCAAATTGGGAGTATTATCTAAATGCCTGTCGTAGTTATGGCTTTATGGTGGACAAACTATATCCTGGCCGCCTTGTAGCTGATATCGCCTCTAGTCCTATGCTGCGAAAGGCTGCAACATATAACATGGGTAGCACCGACAGGGTTTTACGTGGAGCATATACGCCAGCACACCGAGGATATTATCGAGACTTTAGAAATATAATGCTCCGCTTTTATAATCAGGTTAAATATCCCTCCTTTAAGGCAGTTACGTGTAATAGCTCTAAGGCACCAACAGTAAAGACCACCAGGCCGATAGAATATCCCCCCCAAATTTTCAAAGAGCGATATAGTGAGTTGTTTTTCTTTAGGCTATACTGTACAATCAGATTTATGGAAGAAGAGAGCCCTTATACAAATAATGAAAAAACGTTATTGATTGATGATTGTATGGAGGTGTTTCGAAGGAAACCCCGGGCAGCTGTCGACATTTTTGAAAGAATTTTAAATAAAACGTTTGACTATATGGGCTCTTTAAGCTATATTAAGAGTAAGTTCGATAGAATTGATTTAGAAAAGTAAGGCTAATGTACTTCCAAACGATCGACGACAAGAAAGAGTGTGTAGGGGTTTATCAGGATGGTAAGCTCCTCTTTGACCAGATTCCCTCTAATTTAGATCGAACTTGGAAGTATTCAGGTACGCTAGAGGGTACCGCAGCGGAATACGCATGGCTATATTGTGGTGGTATTTCTTTGGAGGCTGCATGCCCGGAATCACTTAAAGAAGAGTATGCCGCATCAGCCAAAAAAATGAGGGCTTACCGACGCTCTTTTGAACTGGCTAAAGTGGATCTATATGAACACTGCTTTTTTGATTTGGTGCCACATGATTTTATCGTGAGATTCTTAGAAATAAAAAATAAGATCACCGAACATGTTTTTCAAACATGCGATAAACCCTCTAACTATACGTTCTTAAGCGACGTACAAACACTCCTTCACCAGATCAAGTATCAAACGCTCAATTTAAATAATGAGGAGTGCCGCGAAATTTTTGTAAAGAGCGCTCTCCGTAAAGAAGCGCAAAAGTATCTTAATAAGCAAAACTATATTGACTATAACCTGTTTGGTACCGTCACAGGGCGTCTTACCACGAGGACCCACTCATTCCCTATACTGACAATGAGAAAAGAGCTTAGGAGGCTTATAAAGCCTCGCAATGACTGGTTCCTGTCGCTGGACTATAACGGAGCAGAAGTACGCACCCTGTTGGCCCTCAGTGGTATACCACAGCCGCCAGAAGATATTCATTCGTGGAATCTGAAGAACGTTCTTGAGCGCGCCGATATTCCCAGAGAAGAAGCTAAGACCATTTTCTTTGCATGGCTCTATAATCCTGATTCTAAGGCAATTAATACTGAATACTATGATCGAGAAAAAGTACTTGACAAATGGTACTCAGAAGGATATATTAGTACTATATTCGGAAGGGAAATTAAAGTGGATCGCCGGCGCGCCTTAAATTATTTGATCCAGAGCACCACCTCTGATTTGGTGTTAGAACGCGCTTGCCGAATTTCGGAATTATTGAAGGATAAGAGTTCATTTATCTCCCATATAGTACATGATGAAATCGTGATAGATTTAGATAGTAAAGAAAGACATCTCGTACCCGAGATCAAAGAGATTTTTGCGAATAACCAGTTGGGACGCTATCTGGTCAATATGTCTGCGGGCCCAAATTACTTAGATCTGAACGAGCTAAAACTATGATGTCGATAGTGGGTATCGGCAACGGCGCCAGTGCCATCGCCGCGAGATTTAAAGAACATTCTCAATATAATATTTACTGCTTAAATGACAAAGTTAAAAAGAACGGCAAGGAAAGCTTTAAACTTAAGACCTTCGACAATCCAGAAGAATACGAAGACAATATCCCTAATTTAAAAAAGTTTTTTAAAGATGCTGACAAACACGTGCAGGTTTTTATTATGGGATCCTCATTAAGTTCTAATTACTCACTAGGAATTTTAGAACAACTCCAAAATAAGAAAGTAGATGTATTCTATATAAAGCCCGACACCGACCTATTAGCTGACACTCCCGCAAAGATAGAAAAGGTAGTAGGAGGGATCCTACAGGAATATGCTCGCTCAGGCTTACTTCACAGTCTCACTATAATTTCCAACGAATTTGTAGAACTGGCCATGGGAAATACAGTTCCCATTAAGAATTTTTATGATTCTCTAAACAAAACCATTGTTTCAGCCATTCATTTTATCAACTATTTCACTCACAACGAACCGGAGATTGGCAATGTGTCTCGCCCCCAAGAAATAAACAGGATCAGGGCGATAGGATTTGCCACCGTAGAAAAACTTCAAGAAAAATGGTTCTTTCAGCTTGACAACCCTCGTGAAATATGTTATTATCTATGTGTAAATGATAAAAAATTAGAGAGCGATGGAGGATTACATAAGCGTATTGTTGAAAGTCTGAAAAGAAAGAATTCAAACGCCTATTTACGCCATTCATATGCAATCTATGAAACTTTTCATGAACAAGACTTTGGGCTCTGCGTTGCCCACACTAACGCAATTCAAACAAATACTCTTGACAATCTTGAATAGAGTGTTATAATACCCATCATAAAGGAGAAACATTATGGGAATCAACATGGAGCTTATGCGCCGCAAGCTCGCAAATTTGCGCGGTGACGGAAGAGGTTCTGACGGAACTTCACACTGGTTCAAGCCAGACGAGGGAGATACGGATATCCGTATTGTACCAACAGCGGATGGAGATCCGTTGAAGGAAATGTTCTTCCACTATAACGTGGGAGATCATAGGGGAGGTGTTGTGTGTCCGAAGCGAAACTACGGAGAACGCTGCCCCATCTGCGATTTTGCCTCACAGTTGTGGCGTGAAGGAACAGACACAAACGATGAGGAAACCAAGAAGCTAGCAAAGTCACTCTTTGTGCGCACTCGGTACTTCTCACCAGTCGTTGTACGAGGTCGAGAGGATGAGGGAGCGAAGATTTACGGCTACGGAAAGCAGGCGTATGAACTTTTGCTCGGGTATATTCTTGATCCTGAATACGGTGATGTCACTGATGTGCAAGAGGGCACCGATATCACCCTAACCTATACGAAGCCCAATAAGCCGGGCGCGTACCCACAAACAAGCCTGAAGATGCGTAGAAACACTTCGCCACTGCTTAAGGATAATGAAGCCGTCCCCGCCCTCCTAGATGGTATTCCAGAGTTTGATTCTCTTTTTGAGCGCCTTACTCCAGAGCAGGTAGATGTGATTCTCGATGAGCAGTTAGCCGGCGAAAAAACCGCTGAAGCGCGCTCGTCTGAGACAACGTCATACAACCACCAAAATAAGGGTGGAAAGAATGACGTGGACCGTGCATTTGATGAACTAATGTCAGGTTAATCTCAAGCTTGTTTATAATGGCCGCTGGCAGAGCGGGCATACAAATACTCTGCCGCACTTTTAATCAACAGAAGGAGACATATAATGTTAGAATGGTTAAAGTCCGCGTGGGCGCGCTGGAAGGTGCATGTTAGTGTTGTAGGAGGCGTTCTTGTTATCGCCACTGCATACGGTACATGTTCAGTCGAGCCCCCCACCGTTTCGGAGGCAACTCCGACATTCACAGAGCCAGCAACTGCTGGTGAAACCGTCCCGGTGTCCTCGACCACCGAGACTACCACTGAGACAACTACCGGCACTACCACCGAGACTCAGTAGTCCCCCCAGCCGCTGGCAGACCGGTGTAAAGTCTGCCGCCATTTTAAAATAATCCTTGACATTTAAAATCAAGGTGTTATAATAAAGACATCTTCAATGGAAGATAGATACGAATCTCTACCGCTTCGGCACTTGAGGTTCAGACATTAATATGCGAATTTGCAAAGGAGAAAAAATGTCAAACAAAAAAGGTGCCGCTGACACCACAACCAGCATCATGAACACCAACGAAGTTAAGGTCGTTGACATTCACAATAACAACCCCCGTGTCCGCCCAGGGTTCAACACTCAAGGTACAATTAACCTTGATGAATTCGACAAGTTGGTGAAAAGCAGCGGACTGGTACCAATCAAATTCAAAAGCTGCACGTTCAGTCATTTTGAATTTCTTGATCTCCATACGGTCGATTTAGATGACGAAAATTTTGCGAATTTAGGTATTCGTAATGAGTTTGATGCAAACGATCGTATTGATGGACTTGAGGTATCCTTTTCACAACGCGGCTTTGTTATAACTGAGTGGCCGCCTAGTCGTGACTCCAATGGTGCATGGCTTGGAGGCCGAGGGCGCGCCTCCGCCGCCATTAACAACGACGAACGTTGGTTGCCAACTGCGGTATATAGCCGCGAAGACACGTCGCTAAAGAATACGCTCACAAACGCATTCATTGAGAACTTGGACGATCTTCCGAACTCTCCCGCAACTTACGAGGATATTGTAAACGGCGGTGTTCACTTGATCAACTTGGGTGAGCTTGAGCCAACTGTTGCGGATATTGACAGCTGGCTTCGTGACCTCCAGGTGGAGTTGCACTTCAAGACCGGTCAAATCACCAAAATGCGTGATAAGATTATTGAAGTTAGCACACGTGATGAATCATTGATTCTTCGCAAGGCCACTAAAGATTGGCACTCTTGGATTAAGCGTAACCTTGAGTTACGTAAGAAAGACTATGTACTGGTTAATGCATCTCTGGCATCCTGCGATACCTATATTCAACGTGTCTGGTGTGAAACTATTCTGCCAGCCATTATTAAGGGTACTGATCCAGTAGATATTATCTTCTACACTAGCCTCTACCGTCCTCCGGAAGCACGCGAGGCGCTATCGAAGTCGATCACCAAGCTGAATCAGCTTTACGCCATGTCATATGAACTAGTAAAAAGTCAGCTAGCTGCAGCCGGGCTGAATCTCGATGGGCTCTTGAAAGCAACTGGCAAATCTATTGGTGACGCCGAGAAGCCATTTAATATTATTGGTGCCTGCCCACAGATTGCTGATAGTCATGATCTTGAGAGCGATTCACTTGTTAGTGTGGCCAAATACTGATGAAAACTCCACTGCGATATCCGGGAGGTAAATCCCGGGCAGTGAAGACGCTAATGGAATTCATTCCCGAAGATTGTGGGGAGCTTTGCTCCCCCTTTCTAGGGGGTGGTTCAATAGAGTTAGCGCTCGCTGAGAAAGGAATAAAGGTCCATGCATATGACGGGTTCAAGCCGATTGTATGGTTCTGGCAGGCTCTCTTAAAAGATCCTGAGCGCTTGGCCACACTAGCAGACCTCGCTCGCACCAAATCTAAGAAGAAGTATATCTATCAAGATAAAGAATATAAAGCGAGAGGGCTTCTACAGAGAGACTTCGATCGATTCAGGGATGAAATTAGATTTGCCCTGCGCTCTGGTCACCCCTTTTCATACGAAGCTGCAGCAAAAGTATATGCTATTAATCGCAGCAGTTTTTCGGGTGCTACCCTTGCAGGTGGGTTCTCTGAAAGAGCATCATATGCAAGGTTTACAGACTCACAAATAGAATATATTAGGAACTTTAAGGTGGACAACCTCACGGTGAAGCATGCCGACTTTAAAGACTCTATCAAAAGGCATGACTGTTGCCTATATCTTGACCCTCCATACTTTTTGGAGGCTGCACGATGCAAACTTTACGGAGACGAGGGAGACATGCACGCATTCTTTCCTCACCTTGCGCTCTTCTCTATGCTGAGAGAACGAGCCAACTGGATCTTATCATATAATGATTGCGACGAGATCCGTTCACTTTATCGAGACTTCGATATACACGAAGCAGAGTGGACATACGGAATGAATAGATCAAAGAAATCTTCAGAAATCATCATTACTAACTTGCCATAACACAGGGCATGTGTTATAATAACATATAAGGAGAGCAAATGGCTAAAGCTAAAGCAAAAGCTGGTCGTGTAGCAATACAAGACCTAATGAAAATGGTTAACAAGAAAGCCGGCAGGAATGTCGCACACGATCTGACGGGAGAAAATCCCACGTCAGTAAAGGAATGGATCCCCACCGGCTCCCGCTGGCTGGACTCAATCATCAGCAAGGGCCACCGTGCCGGCGTTCCAGTAGGAAAGGTGACGGAGATTGCAGGACTTGAATCCACAGGCAAATCTTACATGGCCGCGCAAATAGCCGCAAACGCTCAGAAAACGGGCAAGCTTATCGTCTACTTCGATTCTGAGTCAGCCATCGACCCACGCTTCTTGGAGCAGGCAGGATGTGACCTAGAGCGACTAATGTACATCCAGGCTTCCTCTGTGGAGTTTGTATTGGAGACTGTAGAAGAACTGCTGGGAGCAGCCGAAGATCAACTACTGTTCATCTGGGATTCACTCGCACTTACACCTTCTGTATCTGATGTTGAGGGAGACTTTAATCCCCAATCATCGATGGCAGTGAAGGCGCGCATTTTGGCCAAGGGAATGTCCAAGCTGATTATTCCGATTGCCGACAAACAGGCTACGTTCCTGGTCCTCAATCAGTTGAAGACTAACATTCCCAGCGGACCAAACGCTCGCATCATTGCTATGACGACTCCGTATATGACACCGGGAGGAAAGGCAATGCATTATTCCTATTCTCTCCGCATCTGGTTGACTGGGCGCAAGGCAAAGGCTTCCTTTATTGAAGACGAGAAGGGATTCCGTATTGGATCCGAGGTTAAGGTGAAACTGGAGAAGTCTCGCTTTGGCACACAAGGGCGCTCATGTGCTTTCCGCATTCTGTGGGGGAACGAAGTGGGCATCCGCGATGAAGAGTCGTGGTTCGATGCGATCAAGGGCTCTTCATGTCTCACCAGTGCCGGCGCATGGTACACCATTAAGACAGCCGACGGCTATGAAAAGAAGTTCCAGCCTTCTAAGTGGACCGAGTTGGTAAATGAAGACGCAGAGTTTAGAGAGCATGTTACTGCACTAATGGATGAGGAGATAATTCAGAAGTTTGATAAGCGCCAGGGTGACGCAAAAGCTTTTTATGAAGATCCTGCAGATCTCACAGTTCCAGTAAAGGCATAGTAAAGTGAAGAATAAAAGAGTATTAATAGTAGATGCGCTAAACGCATATCTGAGAGCATATATTGTAGACCCCTCATTGTCTTCTAATGGTCAACCCATTGGTGGGCTCAAGGGCTTCATGAAGATTCTCCAAAAGCTCGTAAGAGAAACCAATCCCAATCAGATTGTAATTGTGTGGGACGGACCAGATGGTTCCCGTAAGCGCAAAGACATGGACAAGAACTATAAGGCCGGCAGAAAACCAATCCGCCTTAACCGCGCCTTCCATAATCTAACTGAGAACGAGGAATTGCAAAATAAGATTTGGCAGCAAAGCCGAGTCATTGAATATTTCAACAGCATGCCTATCATCCAGTTTATGATAGAAAAAATAGAGGCAGACGATGTTATTGCACACCTAACTACTTCAAGTTATTATGACGGCTGGCAAAAGATTATTGTATCCAATGATAAAGACTTTATGCAGCTGTGCGATGACGAGACAATTTTATGGCGCCCAGTAAAGAAAGAGCTTCTAAACGTCAGAAGGATCATAGAGCAGACCGGTGTACATCCAACGAACATGGCTCTGGCGCGCTCAATTATTGGAGATACCTCCGACAACCTTCCAGGCATCCGCGGCGCCGGGTTTACGTCGGTAAAGAATCGTCTGTCATTCTTGTCTTCCGAAAAAGATTACACCATAGATGAGGTTTTAGAATTTTGTGAGAACTCAGGTACCAATCTTAAGTTTTTTACCAACATCGTGGAGGGCCGCGACGTGATCGAACACAATTATAAGATGATGCAACTTTACAGTCCTCAAATGTCTATTCAAGCAAAAGATCATGTTAACTATTCTTTAGAAAATTTTGAATGCACTTTCAACAAAACTGAAGTAATAAAGCTTATGCGAGAGGACGGCTTTGGTGAGTTAAATTGGGATGATTTACGTACACACTTAAATAAGATCACGAGGGATTGTGTTGACGCTGCAGCCCTGGCACTTAAATAATGTACAGTTTTTCGGTTGACTTTAAGGGTGGCTGCGCTATACTTACTACTAGGGCTAGAAGTGAGGATTCATGTCGCCAGATAATGTAAATTTTGGAAGGTATGGAAAGAGCTTCCAAGAGGGACTAGTACAACTAATTTTCGAGGATCGTCCGTTCGCGGATCAGATAACGGAAGTTCTAGATGTTGGCTTTCTTGAACTAGAGTATCTACGTGTTTTTATTACGAAAATACTGGACTATCGGGACAGGTATAACAAGCATCCATCTGTGGATGCGGTCACTACCATACTCCGTACCGAGTTAGAAGGTGAAGACGGTGTAATTCAAAAACAGGTAAGGGATTATTTTGTTAGAATTCACACGCGGGAGATTCAAGATATTGAGTATATTAAAGAAGCTTCTTTGGACTTTTGCCGTAAGCAGAATCTTAAAGAGGCCATGCTAAAATCTGTGGGACTCCTGCAGAGCTGTTCCTTTGACGAAATTTCCAGTACAATAAATGAAGCGCTTAAACTGGGATCGGATAATAACTTTGGCTATGAATATATCACAGACTTTGAAAAAAGATATGAAATTAAACACCGAAATCCGGTTACTACTGGGTGGAAAGATATTGATGGTATTGTAGGTGGAGGATTAGGTAAAAGTGAGTTGGGGGTAGTAATTGCTCCGACCGGCGCTGGAAAGTCTATGGTCCTCGTACATCTAGGATCAAATGCTGTGATCGAAGGGAAGGTGGTAGTACATTATACACTAGAACTGCAGGACACAGTCATTGCAAATCGCTACGATAGTTGTATTACCGGGTATCCTCTTTCTGATTTACGTACTTTTAAAGACGAAATATATGAACAAATCAAGGACATTGATGGTAAACTGATCATCAAGGAGTATCCTACGAAGTCTGCTACTACCAATACTATCCGTTCCCATCTTTCGCGCCTTGTTAAACGCGGCATCAAGCCCGGGCTGATAATTGTAGATTATGCTGATCTTTTAAGGCCAGTTATTGTCCGCAAAGAAAAGCGCGACGAGTTAGGATCTATTTATGAGGAGTTAAGAGCTATCTCGACAGAGTTCCAGTGCCCTATCTGGACCGCTTCACAAACAAATCGAGCAGGACTTAGTGCAGAGGTGATTACGATGGAACAAATATCAGAAGCCTTTAACAAATGCTTCGTTGCGGACTTTATCTTTTCGGTATCACGAACAATTGAGGATAAACAAAACAATAAAGGCAAAATTTTTATTGCCAAGAATAGGAACGGACCAGATGGCATGGTGTTTAACATATTTATGGACACATCCAATGTCAGTATTAAGATACTCCCCAGATCTCCTGTCACCAATGGAATAATACCAGGAACCCCCGTTGCCTTAACCGCTACAATGCAAAAAGGGTTGCTTAAAAATAAATATGAAAAATTTAGAAGGAATTAATAAAAATGAGAACCATTGAGAACATCCGCCGATTTAGATTATCGGACACATTTATCGAACCATATAAAACAGCAAAGGTACCCTGGGGCCCGATCGGCTATATCACATACAAACGCACATATTCGAGACGGTTGAGCGAATTTGATCCACAAGCAACCGGTACCGAAGAATGGCACCAGACATGCCGCCGCGTGATCGAGGGAATGTTTAATGTCCAGAAGCAACATGTTGTTATGTTGGGACTAGGCTGGAACGATCAGAAAGCACAGACGACGGCTAAGGACGCATACGATCGCCTATTCAACCTGAAATGGACGCCTCCGGGCCGCGGCTTATGGATGATGGGGACGAAGTTTGTGGAAGAGAAAACTGGGGCTGCATTGTTTAACTGTGCCTTTCGTTCAACCAAAGAGTTGGCCACCAAGGGTGGCTATCTGTTCGCTTGGATGATGGACGCATTGATGCTCGGTGTCGGTGTTGGTTTCGACACTCTTGGGGCAAATACGTTTACCATCAAAGAGCCAGAATACACAGGCGACACACTTATAATCGATGACAGCCGTGAAGGATGGGTCAATTCGGTTCATAACCTTCTCGATGGCTTCTTTTTAGGTGCCAAAGTACCAAAGTTTGACTACACAGCCATCCGGCCTCCCGGTTCTAAAATTAATGGATTCGGTGGAACAGCGTCAGGACATGAACCACTGCTGGAACTACACGAAAACTTAACAGAACTGTTCGCCTCTAAGATCGGAGAGCCTATCTCATCGGTCGATATTGTTGATACAGAGAATCTTATCGGTCGGTGTGTGGTAGCCGGAAACGTCCGCCGATCGGCCGCTCTAGCGATGGGGAACTACGATGATAAACGCTACCTTGAGATGAAAAACGATCAAGAGAAGTTATATCATCATCGATGGGGCTCCAATAACTCCTTCAATGCGGTGGTTGGAATGGACTACACTTGGCACGCAGAACAGAGTAAGAAAAACGGCGAGCCCGGCTATATCTGGTTGCGAAACGCACAGACCAAGGGACGCTTTAAGGATGATGATCGATTAGATGACGTTAATGTGGCAGGATTCAACCCCTGCAGCGAACAGCAACTTCACGATGGTGAATGCTGTTGTTTGGTGGAGACATTCCCCGCAAAGCACGAGACGTATGAGGACTATCTAAAAACTCTCAAGTGTGCGTATCTATATGGGAAGACAGTCACGCTGGTCAATACTCACTGGCCCGAGACCAACGCCATGATGCTCAAGAACCGCCGTATCGGACTTTCACAGTCGGGCATCGTCCAAGCATTTAATAAACATGGCCGGCGTAATATGTTAAAGTGGTGCGATGATGCTTACGAACACATTCAGTTACTTGACAAAGAATATTCAGACTGGCTGTGTGTTCCCAAATCGATCAGAACAACTTCTATTAAGCCATCGGGAACTGTGTCGTTGCTGAACGGCTCCACGCCCGGCATCCACTTCCCAGAAGATGAATACTATATTAGACGTATCAGGTTCTCAAAAGAATCAAAATTACTTGACAGCATTAGAGAAGCCGGCTATACTATGGAGGATGATGAATATTCTCCGAATACTACTTGTGTCGAGTTTCCTGTCAAAGAGCCGTATTTCCACAAAGGAAAGCGGGATGTCTCGATGTGGGAACAACTTGAAATTGCTGCCCAGTATCAACATTATTGGGCCGATAACGCCGTGTCTGTTACTATCACGTTTAAGGATGAGGAAGCAGGCCAAATTAAAAGTGCTCTTGAACTATATGAGACAAGACTTAAAGCAGTCTCCTTCCTTAGATACAAAGAAACCGGATACAAACAAGCACCATACGAACCAATAACGAAAGAAGAGTATGAAGAGAGAATAAAGAAAGTGGTTCAAATTCAGCGCATTGATACTGAAGAAGCCGGCGAAGGAACTAAGTTCTGTACAAACGACACCTGCACAATTTAACGAGAGAGAAATGAATTTTAATCATTTAATAGAAAGAAGCGAACTAAAAAGAACATGTAACGCACTCGGACATAAAGAGTGTTATTACCAGCCCGTTGGTGACGGACAAACTACCGCCGGAAATAATTATCATGTTACAATGAATTGCAAAAATTGTGGACGCCGAACCGAAGCATTCATGTCTGAGAGACAGTATAAACAACACAGCAGTATTTTAGAAAGAGAGATAAGCAATGTTTAATCCAGTTAATCGACACATTCTTATTGATGTTAACAACAACCCTGACCCCTCCGCAGAATCTTTAATTGTTCTTCCAGAAGATTATGCTCCGGAAATTGATCGCCATGCGGAAGTGTCGGTATTGAGGGCTGCCCCTGATTTACGAATCGATGTTGGTCAAGGGGACAAACTTATAGTGGACCGGTCTATGATCGAAGAAATTAGTATCGGCGGCACTATTTATAACGTTATATTAGATAACTATGTGCTGGGAATTATAAAATAAAGGACCCAGCGGGGGTCAACGATACATGGACAAACACTTCTATAATGAAGCATCAGCCAAGAAGCTTGGCTGGGAGCCCGGATGGTTTGGCGAAAAGTACTTTGATGATAAATTAGTACGCGCCATCAAGAAATGGCAGAAAGGCCGTGGACTAAAAGGCGATGGGCTGTGTGGTCCGATGACATTCCGGCGTTTGTGGACTGAGCGCCAAGCGGCCATCGATGACTACAAGCCCAACGATTGCCACTATTCTAATTACATTGTATACAATGGAGACTTCCACCCGATTGAATGGGATAAGTTTGTTCTGTGGTCTGAAAAAGGTGGGATGCAAGCGAAAAGCGGACACTACTATGATTACTCCGGGCGCCCAAAGCGCAAGATTAGATACTTTGTTAATCATTGGGATGTGTGCCTATCCTCCAAGTCGTGTCAGAGCGTTCTGGATAGACGCGGTATCTCAGTTCATTTTTTGATAGATAACGATGGCACCATATACCAGACTCTTGACATGCAACATGCCGCATGGCATGCCGGCTCTTCTCGTACTAACCGCCCGTCCGTGGGCGTAGAGATTAGTAATGCATACTACCCTAAATATCAAGACTGGTACAAATCTCACGGCTTCGGGTCACGCCCTGTGATAGATGGGGCTTGGGTCCATAGCCATCAGCTAGACGCGTTTCTTGGGTTTTATCCTGAGCAGATTAAGGCAGCGCAAGCTCTCTGGAAAGCCATCCATGGAGCAACAGGAATTCCCTACGAATGCCCCACTGGTCAGTTTGGAAAAACCTCTACTAAGTATGAGCAAAATGTGGCGTATGGCAACTATTCTGGATTTGTGAGCCACTACCATATCAGTAAAAATAAAATAGACTGCGCTGGGCTAGAGTTAAGAGACCTGTTGGACGAGGTTAAATACGATATTGAGATCTTAGATAAGATAAAGAATTAAATTTTTTAATTCTAGTTAATGCATGGGCATTATACTTCTCTTCTTGAGTTGCGTGGGATTGGTGACACACGAAGAGGCGATTCTAAAGATAAATGATACCATTCCTATGGAAGTTTTTGCGCTGGGTGAGCCCAAGCGCAAAGCGGAGTGGAAAAGCCCACCCAGTGTGCGTGTCTGTGCAACGTCTGAGGTCTCTTTGTCCCGGGTATATAATGCGGTTGAATATTGGAGCCGGCTCGGGTATGAATTTGGTATCGTGAAAAAGGATAATTTTAGCATGTGTATGAACCCCAAGATGGGAGAAATAATAATAACTTTACCCGAGTCTGGATTTGCCAATTCTAATATGGCATCCACACGCTTATATACGGACACGACAACAGGTGCCATTGTGAAAGCTAAAATATTTGTTTTACCTAAATATGCACGAAAAGATCGAGTGTTAGAACACGAATTTGGCCACGCATTAGGGTGGTTACACTACCGCCAACGTTATCATATAATGCACCCTATCTGGTATTATGGTGGTTTCGATTCTTATGGAATCCGCCAAAAATAATTGACAAACAAAGTCAACTAAGTTATAATATAACAATTGATATTTGAGTACGATAAAATAGTGGTAGGAAGTTGCTTGGACGCTGTTCTTTACGCATTCAACAATAACTGTCCTATTTTTTTTACAAAGGCACAACGACCCTTTAGATTTGACTATTTGGAACCAGGCCAAGACTTGACTTTTTTGAAGGCCCCCAGCCGGCCTCCTAAAAGTTTAACGACGTTTGAAGAAGAAAAACTTATAGGCATCCCGAAAAGCGTTCTGTGGGAGAGGTTGCTGTTTTTGCTTTCTTTAGATGGCAAGGCGCCCCTTTCGAATTTGTGTCACACGATGCGTTATAATGGTGATACTCTCGTTTGCTCTAATGAGTATTCGAAGATTTTTGAATTGAAGTTTAATGAGTGCTTATACTTTGGCGATCAATCAGCCGCCGGACTGGCCACCGAGAAATCTCTTGACGAGACCACATATATATGTTATGATTATATTGCATTCAATAAAGGCGGCAAGCATGAAATCGACCATATTCGCACAAATGATGATTTTGTCAGCGAGATATGGTTTTATTCTTCCGACCGTATTGATGGAAATACTCCTGTTAGAGATGCTTGTGCGGTATCAACACTAACAGAACAACAGCTATTGGATTTTGATCATTCCGAAACAATGGCGCGCTTTAAAACCATTCATGAAATGGAATCCAGAGGAATGAAAGGACAATTTGCAGGTGGATACACAACAGCCGGAAACCCGAAACATTACAAATTTAGAACAACTAGCATTGGACGCCAAACGCATCAGCAAAGAACTGAAGCCACACCGAGTGAAGCGAATGTCACGATTCCGAAGCAAAGTACACAAAGTTTGCTTAATTCTTTGTCGTCCGCTAGCGTGGCCTACGATAGATTTTTAAAATATTTATGAGCCGTTTGCACCTAGCAGGCATAATACCCTTAGCTAATCTTAAGACTAATTTTCAGGTGGCGATACCGGAAGTTCTTCTACCTATTGGTCATGGATTTTCAGCTATTCAGAAATCAGTTTTTGAGTGTGCCATGGCTGGATGCAATACTATTTGGATTGTGGCAAACGATGATTTGGCTCCTGTTATTAGAGAAATCGTGGGTGACTGGGTATATGATCCGGTATATTATCACAGTCCAGCCAAATTTAGTTCGGAACAACGAAAAGAAATACCTATTTACTACGTACCGATTCACCCGAAGGATCGCGATAGACGTGATTCTTATGGGTGGTCGGTTTTATATGGCATACACTGTGCTTGGAGAGTCGCTCATAATATTTCTCAATGGATCACACCCGACAAATATTATATTTCGTTTCCTCTTTCGGCATTTGATGTATACCAAGTGAGAACCTGGCGCCGAGAAATCTCGGATCCAAAGAAGAATTTTTTCTTCACTCACAAACAAAACCATATTAAAAATAATTTACCAATTTCATTTACAATGACAGGAGAAGACTTTAAATTATGCCGAAGAACAGTAAACCAAAAGACAACAAGGGAATATTTACCCCCTTCACCGGGCCAGCAGTACCCAAGCCAAAAATTACCACTGCAAGACCGGTGGTCAGCCCGATACTTCACTCTGGAAGACGTTTTTGAGGCAGTAGACGATAAAAATGCTCACAAAGTAGAGCTTGATTGGCATTACGATATCTCTAATTGGAGTGGGTATCGTAATTTTCTATCTTCAGACAATATAATAAATACTCCTGAAGAGGGGTTGACAAAACCCCACATACATGTTAAATTACCATATACCTCGGAGGAATAATGGATCGTCAAGAATCCAAGATTAAGTTTGTTGGTCTGCACGCACATTCAGTTGCAGGCTCTATTTTTGATGCGGTGGGATACCCGCAAGAGCATATGGATTTTGCATATGAGAATGGCTCGGACGCCTTAGCACTGACGGATCATGGAAACATGAATGGTCTTTCGTGGCAGGTGCTCCATGCCAAGAAGATGAAAGCGGAAGGGAGAGATTTTAAACCCATCTTCGGGGTGGAGGCATACTTTACCACATCGATTAAAGAGTGGCGCGAAGCGTATGATACTGAGATGGCAGACAAGAAGAAAGCCCGCAGCGCAAAGAAGGACACACAGTCCGGAGCCACAGTCGAGGATGAAGGAGATACTAAGAATGCACAGCCGATCTTGAAGCGCCGGCGACACCTTATTCTCCTAGCACAAAATCAGACGGGACTAAACAATTTATTCAAGCTAATATCTCACAGCTATACCGATGATTATTTCTATCGGTACCCGCGAATGGACTATGATCTGCTCCGGAAGCACTCAGAAGGCGTTATCGCTGCGTCTGCATGCTTGGGTGGGGTGTACGCTGGAAACTACTGGGAGAACCGCGAGAAGGGACCAGAGGCTGTTTTAAACGCTATGCGTGAAACGACAGTGGAAATGCAATCTATTTTCGGAGACAGATGGTACGCCGAATTACAGTGGAACAACATTCAAGAACAGCATGAGTTGAATCAATACATTATTCAAATGGCAAAGGACTTTGACCTTAAACTAATTTCTACCGCAGACAGCCATTACCCGAACCCTGAAGCTTGGAAAGATAGAGAGATGTATAAGCGCCTCGGCTGGCTTGGGAAGGGAAAACCACAATGGAAGAAAGGACAAGAGACTGACGGAGAAAAAGAAGAGGTACTTCCTGAATCGGTAGACGTAATTGGTTATGAGCTATATCCCAAGAACGGTGATCAGATGTGGGAGAGTTACCAGAAGTACACAGAAGATAGTGATTTCAGTTACGATGATGATCTGGTATTAGAGAGCATCGAGGAGACTTATCGGATTGCTCATGAGCGAATCGAAAACTTCATGCCAGACGCCACTGTGCGGCTGCCAGACTTTGTAGTTCCAGAGGGAGCAACAGCTACGGAAGCGCTTCTACGCTATGCGATTGATGGGCTCCGACTTATGGATCTTCATAAAAATCCTGAATATGTTAAGCGACTGAAATATGAGTTAGACGTTATTGACGGCCGCGGCTTCAGTAAATATTTCCTGACGATGAAGGCGATCACTGACGAAGCTGCAGACATTATGCTGGTTGGACCAGGCCGCGGCAGCGCATGTGGATCGCTGGTGGCGTATGTGCTGAAAATCACCCAGATTGATCCTATCAAATATAACCTACCCTTCGAACGCTTCCTGCGTTCAGACGCTACAGACTACCCCGATATTGATACCGATGTATCCGACAGCATGGCTCTGAAGGAGAGGCTGATTGAGAAGTGGGGCGCCGACCGCGTAGCACCCATCTCCAACTGGAATACTCTTCAACTACGCTCACTTATTAAGGACATTTCTAAACTGTATGAGATTCCATTCACTGAGGTCAACACTGTAACCAGCGTCATGATGCGTGAAGCCACAGGTCCCTCCAAACAGCGCCACGGCATCACTGCCGGCGTGTATGTACCGACATGGGAAGAGGTGTTGGAGTTCTCTCCTACACTTAGGACATACCTGGCTCGCTACCCCGAGGTGGCTGCACGTGTAGCCGGCTTGGTTGGGCAGGTACGCTCATGTTCACGACATGCAGGAGGGCTGCTCGTCTCTGAGAATCTTAATGAGAACATGCCGCTTATTAATAGTGGTGGAGTGCGCCAGTCGCCTTGGGCTGAAGGACAGAACGTTCGTCACCTTGAGCCGCTGGGCTTCATTAAGTTTGATTTGCTTGGGCTTTCAACGTTAAAGATGATTGAGGGTTGCATCGAACATATTCTTCGACGCCATCACGGAATAGAAGAGCCGACGTTCGAGGATATCAAAAAGTATTATAACGAAAAGCTCCACCCCGACGCTATTGATTTGAACGATCAGAAGGTATATAAGAATGTTTTTCATCGCGGCAAGTTCGCAGGAACTTTTCAGTTCACTAACTCAGGGGCTCAAGAATTTTGTAAGAGTGTAAAGCCTACGAATATTGCGGAGATCTCCGCGGTCACCAGTATCTTTCGTCCCGGGCCATTGTCAGCCAAGGTCCACGAACAGTACATTGCCGCCAAGGAAGGGCATGCTGACATCGAGTGGTACCACCCCCTCTTCAAAGAGATAACAGAAGAGAGTTATGGCCATGTTATTTTCCAAGAGCAGATTTCTGAGATCACTCACCGGATTGGCAAGGACATTTCCCGAGACGATGGTAATACTATCCGCAAGCTTTTGACCAAGCGCGGCACAGGTAAAGAACATCTCCTGATTGAGTTTAAGCAGCAGTTTGTTCAAGGAGCGAACGAAAAGGGAATGTCCATCAGAACTGCAGAAGAGATCTGGGAACTTATGGAAGGCTTTGCTAAGTATGGTTTCTCTAAGAACCATGCAACAGCATATAGTATCATTTCTTACCAGTGTGCATGGCTCTGGACTTATTATACTGCAGAGTGGGCCGCAGCGTTTCTGGACAAAGAGCCGGAAGCACGCAAAGAACGCGCCATCAACACAGTCAAGAGCCACGGATTTAATATCGAACCACTTGATGTCAATAAATCAGGCGTTGTGTGGGAGATTAGCAAAGATGGAAAGACACTAATCCAGCCGCTTACATCCATTAAGGGGCTTGGCATGGCAGCTATCGAACAGGTATTAGAGAATCGCCCCTTCATGAACGCAGAGGATCTATTGTTCCGCGAAGGGGTATCCTACAGCAAACTTAATAAGAAGGCACTAGATGCTTTGTGTCGAGGTGGAGCGCTGGATCAGATTGTAGATGATCGCTTTACGGGACGTAAACACTTCTGGTCTTCTTGTGTGGTTAACCGCCCTAAGAATCTTAAGAAGCTAGCAGACAACATAGAGTTGTATAGACCCGAGGGGGACTTTACAGAAGCAGAGATCATCCAGTTCAAGACGGATCTCACGGGAGTATTCCCGATGAACCTAGTAATTGGACCAGAGATGATCCAGAAGCTTAAAGAAAAGTTTATCCCCCCAATTTCTGAGTTTGATCCAGAGCTTCAGGTGTGTTGGTTTATTCCACGCCAGATCACAGCGCGCAAGACCAAAAATGGAAAGCTTTATTGGATCGTTGAGGTGATTGACTCTAACAACGAACTAACTAGAATTAGGTGCTGGGCAGTTAAACCCGAGAAAGATAAGATTCACTTAAACCGACCCTACATGGCTAAGTTAAAGTATGATGAGAACTGGGGCTTTTCAACCTATGCTATCGGACAAACATTTAGGCTATTAGGATAGAGTATGAACGTTATGAAATATTTTAGCCCTCTCTTGAAGGAACCTAAATTTATTGATGACCTCCCCACGTTAATCAGAGTACGCAAGTTTGATGAGCCTGCAGCTAAAGAGTTTTCAAATTTGATGAGCAAAGCGCAAAACTCGGGTCAACCTGTGGTCCCTGTTATTATAGATAGTTACGGAGGACAGGTCTACAGTCTAATGGCGATGATTTCCGACATCAGGCATTCAAAAATCCCAGTGGCCACCATTGTGCAAGGTAAGGCAATGTCATGCGGAGCTATCTTGTTTAGTTTCGGTACCGAGGGGTACAGATATATGGACCCAGACGCCACTCTTATGATTCACGACGTAAGCTCGATGGAAATTGGGAAAGTCGAAGAGATTAAAGCCTCGGCCGAAGAAACAGAACGACTTAATCAAAAAATATATTCGATGATGGCAGAGAACTGTGGGCACCATAAAGATTATTTTTTAGATATTGTACATGAAAAAAGCCACGCTGACTGGTTTTTAGAAGCAGACGAGTGTAAGAAGTACAACTTAGCCAATCATTTACACATCCCAGAGCTAAAGATTAAAGCTACCGTGGATTTTGAGTTTAAGTAGGTCCGCGGGCTATTTAAGGTGCGGGGTTCTATAGCATGGCTGCATCAGATAAAATAAGATGGAAGAGAATGGTAAATGAAATACGATTTCTTCATAATGAAAAGTCCCTAGTGGAAGAAATAAACAAAGAGACGGGCCCGCAGTTTCAGGAGTATTACGTTAGGTTTGCAGCCGAGAATGGCTTGGATTTGGCTAAATTAAACGCCCAAAACAGCGATATCATTGACAAGCTGTATGGCAAGAAAGCTCCAAAAATTTCTCCGGAAGAGTTTCCAGATTTTGAAAATGCTAGCGCGGCCGCCCTTGTCCTTTATATTGGTGAATCAGAAGAGCCAGAAACTGAATATAGCGATACACAAGATGATTTAGAAATTCATGAGTCTTTTAAAAAACTATTCAAGAGGCTTGCATTAAAATTACACCCCGATAAAGTGGGCAGACAGGTAACTATTGAACAGGGGATGGAAAATCTGGTATTGTTTAAAGAAGCTAAAAGCGCGCTCGACGAGAAGAAATATTTTGTATTGCTTGACTTAGCAGAGCGGTTCCGTGTCACACAATCACGCAACTATAAACAGCAAATTCGGTGGATGAAGCGAGAATCCCAAAGAATCAACTTAACTATTCATAAAGAAAAAGATACCTATAACTATCTTTTTTCTGAATCTGAAACCGATGAACAAAAGAATGTTCTCGTGAGAAGATTTATTTTACAACTTTTTAAGATTCACGTCTAAAACGACTTGACAGCATCCCCCGATGATGCTATATTAATAGAGTAACAAAGGAGAGCCTAATGGCCACAACACACAACGAGAAGAAGCAATACGTTAAGGAATACATCCGTTCCCTATCAGCAATTGAGGGATGCATCGAACCATACCAGGAACAAAAGCGCGAACTACGATCTGAGTTCCGAGAGAATGGCTGGCTTAACACAGACGAGATCCGGGCCGCCGTAAAGGCTTACCGTCTTTTCAAGGGTAAGTTCAATATTGACGAAGTTGTAGAGAACTTCGAAATGATCTCTGGAGAGGTTGATGATTCTTGAGTATGCCAAAGTACACGCAGGGGTTATTGAACCCCAGCGAGCTAACCCCTCGGATGCAGGTTTAGATGTATTTTTCTCGCCAAAGGAATCTGCTACTGTCTTGATTAATCCCGGTGAAAGCAAGATTCTGGAGACTGGTTTAAAATTTGGAGTACCGCATGGCTACATGTTGGAAGTGAAAAATAGAAGCAGTGTAGCAGCCAAGCGCTCACTCATAGTCGGCGCCTGTGTCATCGATTCGGGATATGACGGCGAGGTCTTTATCAACCTACACAATGTGGGCAGTGAGATGCAAGTCATTCTACCCGGTAATAAAATAGCACAATTAGTAATGATTCCGGTTGTTCACTTTAGGGCCATTGAGACTAGCGAGGAAAGAATTTATATGCACCCCATGACTATAAGCAGACGCGGCAGCGGAGCCCTAGGGAGCACCGATGGATAAGAACACACAGGTGGTTATGTTTTCGTCAAAGACAGGCGAGTGGTCCACACCACAAGATTTCTTTGATAAACTTAATTGGCGATTTGGTATTTTTACCCTCGATCCATGCGCAAGCCCCGTCAATGCAAAGTGTGCTAATTTTTTCACTGAAGCAGAAGACGGTCTAGCTAAAAGTTGGGAGGGCTTTAATTCTTTTATTAACCCTCCTTATGGCCGCGGCATCGAGAAGTGGATTAAAAAAGCATACCAGGAGTCACGACAAGAGGATACTAGCGTAACCATGCTGATTCCTGCGCGTACTGACACAAAGTATTGGCATGAACACGTTATGAAGGCTGACGAAGTGTATTTCGTGAAGGGTCGCTTAAAGTTTGGGGACAGTCAAAACTCTGCCCCCTTCCCATCTGCGGTGGTTGTTTTTGACGGAACCAACCGACAGCAAATTTTTGGTGCAATTAACAGATAAGGAGAAATAATTGTGACACACGAAACTATAACCGCTGCTCTGCACAACTTACAGGCACAAATTAATGAAATCATGGGGCTTATGAAAGATGCTGCTAAACAGCCATCCACAACCGAAACCGCCTCAAATATTGTAAAATACTCTCTCCAACTAGCGCAATTAGAGGGGGCTTTTATTACACTCCAGCAACATGCACCTGCGCTTGTGGAAGTGGCAAACCAATACCCTGTCCCTCCACTTCCCGCGTCCCCACTGGAAGAAGAACCAGAGGTAGAAGAGAAAGAGGGGGAGTTGATCATGACCGAGGGCATCTCTAGAACATATGACCGCGTGGCGCAAGTTCATGCCGACACTGCCACCGCGGCCGCGGCTGAGGAAGAGGAAGAGTGAATCGTCGAGAGCGCCGCACCATGGAAAAAAGCGTAGGTGCGCAAGCCTCCAAGGACATCGCCGATAAAGTTGCTCAGTTCGGAAGAATGCCACAGAAATGTGATGCTTGTCATGAGCCATTTGACAAGAAAGACAAAGATATGATACAATCGTGGAGTGTTGTAGTCAAGCAAGAAGTAGTGAGGCTATTCTGCCCACACTGCATAAAAAAGACACAGGAGGCTTTAGAAAATGTCAGTAAAGAAAATATCGAAACAAGCACTGGATAAGATAATGGCCGGCCAAGTTCGGGAGCCAGCAACGTGTGTTATTAAATTTTATTCTAACACCTGCGACCTTTGCCACAACCTGCAAGAATACTACGAAGCAATTGCAGAAAGGGAGGAATTCGCAGACATTCACTTTTTTGCATTCAATATCGACGAACATCCCCTGATTGAAAAAGCTTTAGGCTTTAATGGGGTACCCACTCTTTCGTTAATGAAAGTTGGGATCCCCAAGAAAAGAATCCGAATCCTAGAAGATCCTGAGAACCCGCATAAGTTGACGTGGTATCGAAGTTCCGAAATCATTGACTTTATTGAAAGGGAGCGATAATGAAGCGTTCCTTAGCTTACGATGATGTACTTCTCGTTCCACAGTACTCTGACATCCGATCTCGGAGTGAAATAGAGACTGACACAGATCTTGGAAACGGATTAGCTTTAGAGTTGCCCCTCCTTTCGTCGCCGATGGACACAATCTCTGAAAAAGAGATGGCAGTCAGCTTGGCGGCCGCCGGCGCCTGTTCGGTAATTCATAGGTATAATACCATTGAACAACAAACAGTCATGGTTTCCAGCGCGATAGAAGAGATAGGTCCCTCCGCACGCGTCGGTGCTGCTGTAGGGGTCAGTGGAGATTTCCTTAATCGTGCCTCTGTGATGCGCGCAATAGGTGCCAGCTTTATCTGCGTAGATGTTGCCCATGGTCACCACATATTGATGAAGGAAGCACTCCAGACGCTGCGCACAGCCCTCGGCGATGATCTACACATTATGGCAGGCAACGTAGCCACACTTCAGGGCATTAATGACTTAGCAGATTGGGGTGCAAACTCCGTACGGTGTAATATTGGAGGAGGATCCATATGTTCCACCCGTATTCAAACCGGACATGGAATGCCCGGATTAGAAACTATTTTTGAGTGTGCCAAAACCGACAGAGATGTAACCATCATTGCAGACGGAGGAATAAAAAACTCAGGCGATATAGTTAAAGCATTAGCAGCCGGCGCAGACGCAGTAATGGTTGGGTCGATGCTAGCTGGTACTGACGAGACCCCCGGGAACATGCTCCAGGATTCTGATGGCAAAAAGTGGAAGGTCTACCGCGGCATGGCCAGCAAGGAAGCACAAATGGACTGGCGCGGCCGCTATTCTTCTTTTGAAGGGGTGGCAACAAGAGTACCTTATCGTGGCCCGGTAGAGGTCATCTTGGAAGATATTGAGCGCGGAATCAGATCCGGGTTCTCATATTCAGGCGCCCGCAACTTAAAAGAGCTACATGCAGTAGCTCGATTTGTTTCACAAACCTCATCGGGGATCTCAGAAAGCAAAACACACATCTTAGCACGGAGTTGGAAGTGAGTCAAGAAATCAAGTATGGGAAACTCACAAAGCGAATTGTATTTACAGAAACTGATCACAGACACGCACAATTTATTTTAAGATTAAAGCATGACAACATAAAACAGTCTGATTTCTTTCGAGCTATAATCACTGGGTATATTGACCAAGACGAGTCTCTTCAATCATATGTAGATTCAGTGTCTCAACAATCTCAACTAAAGATATCTAAATCTCGAAAACTTAGAGAAGTGGGCCGAGCTAAAAAAGATAGTATGGGGTTGTCGAATGGGGATGTAACAGATATCTTTGATCTCATCGCACAGGAGCACCCGGAGTTATGAAAGACTGCTTAAGACCCTGCTCGCGACTGTGCATCGAATCCAAAAAAGAGTGCACGGAGAAAGAATGCAGAATGTGGGTCGACTTCCCGGCCGAGTATAACTGTTGTTTAATTTCTATTTATGAAAACGGTTCCATGACGCTCCGCGAGATAGGGGAGAGACTCCATATATCTTTTGCTCGGGTAAAACAAATTGAATCAGATGCAGTAAAGAAGATTAGAAAATGGGAGGGAGTAAGAGAATAATGAATACTACAAGGGTTTTAACAAAAAGGTACACTATTTATACATGAGTTTAAGGAATATTCAAAGGAGAATTATATAATGGCTCGTAAAACTTTACTAACAGAGAATGAGCTTCGCCAATTTATGAAGCTTGCTAACTTGACCCCGATTGGGCAAGTCAAGCTTTCAGAATTTGGTTATAATGACCTTGATGAACAGGAAGCACCCCCCGGAGAGCTTGAGGATTATGCCGCCGGCGATCTTGAGCGAGGACACCCCGACGAGGCGGCCGCAGACGAGGAAGAGGCCGGACTAGAGATGGGCGATGATGAGCTTGATGCGGAAGCCGGACTTGAAGATATGGGAGCCGAAGAGGGCGGCGCCGGGATGGTGTCTGTCGATGATTTCATGTCTGCACTTGAGTCTGCCCTAGAGGATGTGCTGGGTGAGCCCGTCTCGACTGAGATGGATGATGAGCTTGGCGCCGAGGACGATTTAGAAGGCGGCGAGATGGACATGGAAATGGATGTCGAAGCAGGCCCTGACGATCTTGAGGTTACTGCTTCTGCAGAGGAAGAGGAGCTTCCGGGCATGCGAGATGGAGTTTACGAGGGGAAAAGCCAAGACGATATCGTCAATGAGGTTGCCCGTCGTGTTGCAGCGCGCTTACAGAAAGAGAATAGCAAGTCGGTGATGGTGGACCAGCTGGCTGAGAGAATCCTTAAGAGATTAACAAAGTAACTTGACATATAGTTCACGATAAGTTATAATTTAACCACCGGTCAACGCCGGTGGTTATTTACATGGAGAGACATGAGTTGGCTATTATATGGGTTGGTATTTATATTCGGGTATATAACCTGTCAAACATTTTATTTTATTAAAAGCAGCCGACTAAGCTTAATAGTGCTTAGAGCTACCCACCTCATATATATATCCAGCATGATGAAGGCTGTCGAGCATATGTCGTTTGCTCGTGGAATAGTATTAGAACACATGCTTCGCACGGAGAAGAGTTCTGCGGTCATTAGTATGTTTGAACTGCGCCACGAAGAAGAAGTAAGGAATCTTAAGAAAAGGTCCGTGGACCTTTTATTGGACCTGCACCCAGAATTTTTTCAGAGAATGGTGGATTTTGAGAACTGGGAAGAAGCTGCTCAATACGTGGATGTCCACAAAGACGTTGTTTTTAAATTTTGGGAGAAATAAATGATTGACAAGATAAAAGAAAAGGTTAATAAATTTTTAACTACCGTAGAACAAGCTGCCCCAAAATCCGAACCAGGCTCTGCCCGGGTAGTTATCATGGACGGCGCCGAGCCCGAACCGGAACTCCGAGTCATAGGACTATTCTGTGATGTGGCGGAAGAAAAGGTAGCGGAGTTGGTGCATGCCCTTCTCTATCTTCACGAATCTAATAAAACCAAAGAAGAATCACTCCCTATCGATTTTTACCTTTCCACCTATGGAGGCGCCGCGGATGATATGTTCGCGCTCTACGATGTCATGCGCCAGATCCTGCCCACCACTGAGATTCATACTATAGGTATGGGCAAGGTTATGTCTGCCGGCGTCTTGTTGCTAGCTTCAGGTACAAAGGGAAAAAGAAAGATCGGAAAGTACTGCCGCGTGATGATACACTCAGCCATGGCCGGAAGCCACGGCTCATTGCCGAATTTGGTTAACGAGCTTGAAGCGCTCCAACAAATTCAGGAAGATTACATTACTGCTCTTTCTGATGAAACGAATATGAGCAAGCAAGAAATTAAAAATATGCTTGAACGTAAGGTTAACGTCTATTTATCAGCAGAAGAAGCTGTAAAATTAGGTATAGCTGACATAATTATTTGAGGTTTTTGAATGTCTACACTTAGTGATATCTTACAAGAAGAGTACATCAAGCAGATCGGGGAACTAGATCTGAAGATGTTGATGGAGATGGTGGAAGAAGTATTTGAGTCTGTTCCCCACTTGTCTGAAGAGGCGCCTGCTCCTGCCTCGCTCGCAAGTCAGAGCGACGATGCCGCATTGGAAATGATCTTAAAGATGATTCCCGATATTGCTGTATCAGAAATCGGATGGTCAGATGTGAGGACGACAGAAGAGGGGGTCGAAATTAAGGGGCCCCAGCGCCGATTGCTTGAAGACTATCTGAATAACATACAAGGAAGCGACCTTGCCGAGAAGATTTCAGGTGTGTCTCAGTTCTATACTAATGGCGCAGGACTAATTTCTGAACAAGCAGGTGAAGACCGCACTAAGAGAATTGTTCAAGCAATTTCATATCTTGTTTTCTATAAAACGTTGACAAAAGTAATTACAAACTTTAACGCATCCTCCGCAGGGTTTAGTTTTGAGTCGTTCCTCGCTGCTCTTGTGAATGGCCGTCAGATCCCCGCCAACACAGGAACGATCGCCGACTACACCGATCGTTCTTCGGGCGACGAAATTCCAGTAAGCCTTAAACTTTATAAGGAAGGGCAGCTGGAAGTAGGCGGCAGCTTTACAGATTTGGTTAACGATCTTGTAACTCCAAAATACATGGGACTCGGGGGTGCTATGAGGTATGTGATTTGCACCAAAGAGTTGAGTGGTAAGGATTTAGAGCAAGAGGGTAAGATTAATTTTTATCAATTCGACTTTACCCTTCAAAACGTAATGGATATTTTGTCTCAGTCACGCTTGAATGAAGTTATTCGATTGCCTAGCGTAGTATTAAGCGCTATTCAAGCTGGACAACAAGCAGGCGCCGGCGAAAGACTCGGGCTAGCCGCCAGGGACAAACAGCTTTCATCAGAGGAATTAACCCCCATGTTCAACGATGCAATCAAGAAACAGATAGAAGATCTAATAGCGAATGAGGAGAGCCCCCTTCAACAATTTGAAGAGGACGATATGAAGAAACTATTGGACGAATTGAACTGGGAAAAGAACGATGAGATCTTTAACAACGATAAGGTTCGAGGCTCAGGCGCGCTAAACTCTAACCATATATTTAGACTAGTCAAGAAGTTATATCCCGACATTCCTGCAATTCATAAAAGTATGAGGGTTGCGATAATCGCAGCCAATAACGAGGTGGTTATCTCACAGAAGGCTGCAGCCAAAAAGAGCGAGAGAAAAAATCAGATTGCACAAATGATCGCTGATGGCGAGTTCCTATCCCCAGAAGACTCGGCCAGAGAGTATAAGGTGTTGGGAGAATCCCAGAAGAAGCAAGCACTTTTAAATACTCTCGGATACTTGCAGACTCACCACTTTGCTTTAAATCAAACACAATCGACAAACCCTGGAGAGCCCACGAACACTTTGAATCTGGGTGCGATCATGGTTGGCCGCCGCATGGTTGCCAACGCCATGGAAAATGTTCGAGAGCTTCTTAACGAAGAGGTCTACGAAATCTTTCAGTCACTTAAGCTTCTTTCAGATAGTTTAAATGAATTTTTCGCTGGTGGATTAGAAGATGATAAGCTTGCGACGTCTGCAATTGGAAATGCAGAGAACATTAGTTCGAAAGATATTTTGCAAACTGACAAATAGAACTTGACATAACACACAAAAGAGATTATAATATAGTATGACGAGAGGTATAGATGAGCCGAGCTTACGATAATGAACAAACACTCCAGCAAAAGATAATGAATGGTGCTAATATTTTAGCAGACAATGTTGCTTCAACCTTGGGCCCCCGCGGCCGAAACGTTCTGCTTAAAGAAAAAGGTGGTGTGCCTTTTGTAACAAAAGATGGCGTTACTGTTGCTGCGTTTGTTTCACTAGAAGACCCTTTCGAAGATGCAGCCGCACAAATTATAAAACAGGCTGCTGTAGAAACTAACAATAACGCAGGCGATGGCACAACCACCGCAACGGTTCTTGCCCGGGCCATCATCTGTGAAGCACAGAGATATATAGCCTCGGGAATGTCGCCGGTCGAGATACAACGCGGCATCCATCTAGCAACTAAAACTATTATTGATAATCTTAAAGATATGGCGACCCCCATTAAAAGCATTGATGATATACGCCACATCGCTACCATCTCAGCCAACAACGATGCAGCCATCGGGGAGCTTATCTCGTTGGCAATTGATCGCATTGGTCAAGATGGGGCAATTACTATCGAGGAATCGCGCTCGATGGACACATCCATAGATATCATAGAGGGGTTTAAGTTTGACTCGGGCTATGTTGCCGGCGCCTTCATCACTGATGAGCGCCGAGCTATCCTCTATCACGAAGAGCCGCTCTTTATGGTCACGGATCACAAAGTCTCAAATGTTGAACAGATCCTCCCGGTACTAGAGCTATGTGCTCGCGAGTCGCGCCCACTGATTATAGTGGCAGAAGAGATAGAGGGGCAAGCCCTCGCAGCTTTAATCATGAATGCAATGCGTGGAACCCTAAAGGTAGCTGCAATTAAGGCACCCTCCTACGGAGAAGAGAGACGAAACACCTTAGAAGATATTGCCGCCTCAACTGGCGCCAAGTTTTTATCCCGCGAGAGCGGCACTAAATTACAAGAGACCCAGATGATGGACCTCGGCACTGCAAAGTTTATAGAGTGCACTAAATATTCTACTACGATCGTGGGTGGACAACAGGATTACGAAGCGATTGAGTCTCGTATTATGAATTTGAAAGCAGTCATTGAGCAGACAGAATCTCTGGAAGAGTGCGAAGCAATCCAAGGTCGTATAACGCGCCTAAACTCAGGAGTAGCAGTCATCCGCGTTGGTGGCTCTACTGAGGTAGAGATGACCGAGAAAAAGCACCGCATTGAAGATGCACTAGAAGCCGTCCGAGCCGCCCAAGAAGAAGGCGTTGTTGCCGGCGGAGGTACCGCGCTGGCCCGGGCAGCCCAAACCATGGTCATCACAACGAAAGGCGATACAGACGAATTCCACCCGGACCAAACATCCGGAATCAATATAGTTATGTCAGCATGTCAGGAGCCCCTGCGCCAGATGGCTCGTAATTCTGGTGAATCACCAGACCTTGTACTAGCTGAGGTTTTAGGAACAAAAGCTCCCCACGGATGGGATTTTAGGAGAGGGGGGATAGTAAACCTTATAGAAAAGGGAATTATAGACCCGGTTAAAGTAACCCGTATTGCTCTCCAAAATGCCGCTAGCTGTGCCGGCACCCTCCTAACAACTAACTTCGGAATTATTCAGAGAGAGGACGATTAAATGCGACAAGGGGACTTAGTACATATTCCACAAGGGGTCACTCTCTTCGGTTTTGATAGCGCAATACTGGACAAGACAGAGAAACCAACAGTGGGAGTATTCCTTGAGGAAACAACTCTTAACGGCTGGCTTAGCGGAACTTATACGATCTATGCTCTCGGCCGAGAAGCAGTCGTGAAAAAAAGACACGTATACCCAATGGGAGAAAATAATGGCCCTAGTTAAATTAACCGAGGTGTGTCACAATAACACACTCACTACACACCAAGATTATACATTACGAGAAGTGTTTGTCAATCCTGAGCACGTCGTTATGATCAGAGAAGAAGCGCGCATGCGTCAGTTAAATGAACAAGGGGCGCTGCCTGCAGATCTAGACGGGACTCATCAGTTCACCAAGCTGACAATTAATCGCGGACACACCGGCACTGAGATAGTAGTAGTTGGCGCCCCATCCATTATCGAAAGCACACTGAACCAACAAAAAACACTTTTGAGAGGATAAAATGAACAAAGAAAGAGTAAATATTCAATATTCAATAGATTTAAATGAATTAGCCGGCGAGGTGGTTAGGCTAATGGCCCGAGCCAGCAGCATAGCCGACGCAGCAGTACAAGCAGAGTTTAGTGATTTGAAGAACATAGATGAGAAGCACGCATTATCACTGCATGCAATCTCTACGGTGGATATAGCCCGCAAGCGCTTGGCAGCTATTGACTATGCGCTGAATGATGTAGCGCAAATTATCAACGGCTATCTCACATTTAAAGTGCAAGAGAACCTCCAGGAACAGGTCGACCAGAGCCCACGCCCACCGGATGTAAGCCCACTGCATGAAGATATGAGGGCGGCTGACGAGGGAACATGATCTCCCCGATCAAAGAACCTACCGCATATAAATGTGTGGAGTATCTTAAAGAAGTGATTCCCCCCGAGAGCGTTGTAGATACCTTCTTGTTTTATTCCGGCCAGCTTGAGTTTGATTTAGCACAATCTAACCGGCTATTGCGATGCCACACAAATCGCTATGTAATCTATGAGTTTTGGTATTGTATGCAGGAAGACCCTGAACGCGTAGCCGAGATTGCCGAATATTTTAGGGAGCGCTCCGACCCTATTTCTTATACCTTTCTACAAAAATCCTGGGCCGGACTGAAAGATCACTACGTACGCGCCGCCATCTTTTTCCTGTTAAACATCTATTCTGAAGATGGATATGTTTCCTCGGGCAAATTGAACCTTCAACAGTATAGCCCAATTATGCTTAATAGAATAAAACAATGCTCCTTCGAAAACATGAGAATCAATTTTTATAAAGATGAAGAGTTCTTTGCGGGAGCTTCTTATATTGAGAAGCCGGAATACCTCGTGTTTCCCATGGGGAAGTTTAACTACAACCTTTTTGAAGAGGGCAAGAGCTATGGGTATGAGTCAACTCCTGTCAATCACACCAACACGAAGCTATCGATAGATGAGTTACAACACAAAACTCTTGTGCTTTACAAATATCACAAAGAGGTTCTTAAATTGTACGATGGCTACAACATAGCCATGATCAATAAATATGGAAAAGTCACCGAGAGTGCCGACCACTGCGAGGATTTAGTAATTGCAAATTTCTGAACTAATACGGGCATGTGCCCTCTTTGCTACGGCTCAGGCTCTGGTATGGTTTCAGCTTTACTCACAGTATATCTGGAATTGGTGGGAAAACCGACCGTTGGTTGCGGCCATCGTGTTTGGAATCCCCGCTAGTCTTTGTTTCTGGTATGGCACACGGATAGCTGTTGCGGCAACTAGTGCTGCATGGTCGGCGAGGCTTCTCGGTTTTGGCATGTCTTACATGACATTCCCGATTTTAACGTGGTGGCTGTTGGGGGAATCAATGTTTACGACCAAGACGATGATCTGCGTAGCTCTGTCTTTTGCCATCCTGTCCGTTCAACTGTTTTGGAAATAAGAAATGTCAAATATTTATTTATTTGATGTAGACGGGACCCTAACCCCCCCTAAAGAAAAGATCCATGGCCCCTTTGCGTGCACTTTTTTAAAATGGGCGAAGGGTAAAGAGATATATATTGTATCAGGGGGTTCCTTTGTGCGCATACTGGACCAACTAGGTACGGATATTGTAAAAGAATGTGCTGGTGTATTTGCTTGCATGGGAAATATTTTTTACCAGAGGCTCGATCAAATTAACCCGTCGGCCTTCGAAGAGTGGCAAATTATTTATGAGAATAAATTTCGCAGACCACGTGGCCTGTATAAAAAGCTAGACAAAATAGTAGAGGAGTCCTCCTACCATACTAAAACAGGTAGCCACTATGAAGAAAGAGTGGGTATGCTAAACTTTTCAATCGTTGGTGCGAATGCCACAGTGCAACAACGCAAAGACTATGTTTCATACGATGGGGAACACCATGAAAGGGAAGAACTGGTCGATAAGCTAACAAAACACTACCCCAGTTTAGATTTTGTTATCGGTGGGGCAGTTAGCATAGACATTTTTAAGGTGGGAGATGACAAATCTCAAATTATAGACAGGTATTTTGACGAAGCCTTAGAACATAATAAGATAATATTTGTCGGAGATCGCATTCCATTCCCCGGTAACGACTGTTCATTAGCAATCGCGCTCCGACAGCATCCCAATGGGAGTGTTCATGAGATAGAAACGTGGCGAGATACAGTAGAACTATTAAAGACTGAGCCTTTTGCGTAGATACTGATAAAAACAACTATTTATAAAGGCGAGGTAAATTAATGGACATTTCTACAGGCAATTGGTTCGAGTATCTTCGAGAAGAAGTTTTAACAGAGGGGCTCCGAGACATCGGGCTCCCCGAACAAGTCATCGACTTTATTGAGAACGCGATGCCGAACGCGCCCGAGAAGTCAAAGATGTACGCTGGCAATCAGTGGAAGCAGTGGGAACTAAACCGCGCCTATTTCTCACGCCCGCAAGATCACTGGGTTCGCTGGATGAAGGACAACTTCAGGGACCAGATTCAAGCGAATATCATACCGGGTCAAGGGGACATGGGCGAGATTGTCGCCCGCACAATCACTCCCTTCTCCACGGGCGACCCCCAACGTAAGCGCGAGATGTACGACGAAGAGACCGTCAAACGAAACAAGATGATTGTCTTTGTTGTACAGAATGTCAAGAACACCATCGGCAAGCCCATGGGCGCCTGGCGCAAGTCATTTATGAAAGCTGTCAAAGCTTTAAGTAAGGCTGGTGTCCCTTCCGAGAAAGTTGAAGTAGTTAAAGATCATCTCGCTGCTACAATAATGTCAGAGTTTCGCCGCTGGTGGAACAATTATGATGAACTATTCTCTTGGCTGAACGACGAGCCAACCAACTATGAGATGATCAAGGGTGAAGATAGCATCGACCAAGCTATGCGCACAGCCGTCGAGGATTTAAACAGCAGAGAAGATCCAGAACAGGTCATCCACCAGTTTGATGACGGCTCGTACTGGTATAACCTCAATGTATCTAACTGTGCCGTTGAAGGCGAGCGCATGGGACATTGTGGCGGCGACACTCGCGGCACACTCATATCCCTCCGCAAGCGCCAAAGCAAGCGCAAAGCCTCCTCATCTTACATCACGATGACTTACGAAGCTGAATCCTATGGTGGTGGTGGCACCCTATATCAGATTAAGGGGCGCAACAACGATGCTCCCCCCGAAGAAATGTGGGACCACATCGACTGGTTCATTAAGAATATGGATATCACATCGGTACAGGAGACAGGCGAACACTCAAACGATTATAGCGGCTTTCAAGAGCTGAATGATTACCTCGCCGCCCGCAACCGAGACGTCAGTTTCACCGGCGCCATCGACGAAGAAGCCATCCAAGAAGCTGTGAATGAGGCTGCCGGCGAGTACGAGGGTGAGAACTCATCGATCGACGGCGAAGTTCAAGGACCAGATGACCACGGCGGCGAAGGCGTATATGTTTATATGACGAGCGACTGCAACATACAGATCGAACTAGGTTGGAAAGGGTTTGTCGAAGAATCCGGCGACTATGTGGCGACACTCAGCGAGAATGACACAACCGAAGACGATCGCTTTAAGAGGATCCCCACTAACAATTGGGGAAGTGAAGCGCGAGATTTTGTAAGCGACATGGAGATAGAGAATGTCGAGTGGGATCTACCCGGTGAAGGTGAGGTTGAGTGGAATGTTAGAATGTTGGAAGGCGTCCATCCTCCCGAATACGAGGGAGACCCGGCCGCCCGCGGCCCACAGACCGCGGTGCTTGAAATTTCGATTCGCAACATGGAACAGGAAGCCGCCGAGAATGAAGATGAAGCTGGACAAAACATGCGATACTTTGGCGAGCAAGTTCAAGAAAACTTCGAAGATGCTTACGAAGAGATCCATGAGAAGATACGCTCCAAACTAGCAGAAGAAGGGTATGCATCCAAGACTCCGTATGATCGTGAGCGCGCCGGCATGAGCGAGATGGATCTTGACAACTGGAAAATCTGGCAAGATGGTCCGAGACTGGAGTTTTGGTTCAGACGCGGAAAGAGGGACGACACTGCAATATTAAACTCTGGCGGTGACATCACCAGCGTCCCAAATGTGATCAAGATGTGGGGATTTGATGAAACGAGAGAAGGACACATGGATGGAATATACCGCAAGATGTTCGGATCGCCTTCGGTGGGGCGCCCACCTCGTATAGAGAACGATGTTCTTAGCCGTAACATGGCGAGAAACTTAGAGAAACTTTACTCTGCGGCCGAAGCGCCCGCATCAGGGCAGCAGCCGCTAGCCCTTGGCGATGAATATGAGGCTCCACCCGCTATGCTCGTATTAGCGAAGGACTCACGCTTTATCATCATGCCGGAGACAACATTAAAGAGGGAGCAATATCCCACCATGTTGCTCAACTGGAAATATGAGATTGGGGTGGGCAGCAAGTCATCGCCTGAAGAAGTTGAAGTTGTCAAAGACATTGTGAAATATTTTAATGAACACCCTGATATGGTGGAGGAAGCAGTAGCGGAAACAATCCGCTCAGCAATGGAAGGAACGGCAGCACTCGCTGACGCTACTAAGAATGATGTTATGTCAGGCAGATGGGCGAGCAACGCCATCCAAAATATCGACAGCCGCTTTGGAGGGGCCGCGGCTTCGGGATCCGATGCGTGGGCAGAGCGGGCAATAATGATTGCTACGTGGATCAAGGAAAACTTCGATCAGATGGGCGAAGTTGAGAAGTGGGTTGCTTGGTTCAAGTTTTTGAAGCCGCTGAAGGAGGGATACTTTAACCTCTCGCGCGACGGAGACATTGAGATGGATGACAACGATAACCTCGGACGCCCAGAGAGTTGGGGAAGGAAAGTTAAAGAACAGATGACGAAACTAGGTACGTGGGATTCCACTGTGAGGGACTATGCAGGCGTTCCAACCCAAGAGCCCATGGTGGGCACGCTGGGAGAGCCGCAGGCTGTAGGAGAGAGTACAGAGCAGCAGATTGATAGGATTGAGAGATTGCTGAGCGAAGCCGATGATTCTTACGACCTACGAATCTATAACATCAAGATAGGCTGTGTTATTGATCGTGATAATGGCGGTTCAGAGTCTGAGACTGCCACAGAGATTCGAGGTGTTGACTCCGTAACCACAGTGCGCCCAATTGCTGCCACCAAGCGCTCGATAACAGCCACATCTGAATATGTGTTGTATGATATTAAGTTTGAATTGTTGGGGTCGGCGAGCAGAGTAGAGTATAGAGACGAAATTCTTCTGCCTCGCATGCGAAGGATCAAAGGGTTAAAGATAATGACAATATCATCTATGCATCGAATAAACCGGAAAGGAACGATTCGCACCGTGCGAGAATCTAAAGTGTTGAAAGAATATGGATTCGGAGCAGCCAGTTCCAACAGCGGGCTAGCGGGACAGCTAGGCTCAGTTGCCGGAAGGAATAATCAGGGAAGCTCCCCCAACATGAAAACGCCGCGGCCAACCTTACAGGCAATTGTAGATGATTGGTCCGAAGGTGGCGTTAAAATATATGATGTTCCGACAGATCACGGCAACAGTGCCCACCACGTGATGATGCCGACTGAAGAATTAATAGGACTGATGGGCGCAATGTTCCGTGGACCCAAGGATATTTTTGATGGTGGATACCAAGACTTTATTGCTAATGGTGCACAAGCGCCTGTATATTTAGCGGTGGGTCAAAATGGCAGAGCAGCCGTAACTGGCAACGAGGATCTTATTTGGTATGCCAAGAAGTCGGGCCTGGAAAACTTGCCCGTATTTATTAGTTATCAAAGGCAAGTCTAGTGTCGAAAGGCGTTATAAAGAAAGCATTAGGTGCCCTAGTCGCCCTAGGCATCCTTGCCTTGTTGGTATTGCTATCCATTCAATCTATAAATGAAGATTTAAGAATATCTAAATCCGATATGGGCATGAGTAACGACCTATCCTATAAAGAAAAAAGGGCAGCGTCAACCTCACGAATGAGCGCTGTTCGTATTGTGTCAATGACTTCGGATGGGAGTGGTATGTCCAGCATGAGTGGCACTTACGTGACGGTGATGGGGCGTTATTACGTGCTTACGGTTATGCACGGCATCGCCGGCCCCTGTGAGCTTACAAAGATTATCGTTGAGGATGTGTATTACGATTGTATTAAATATATTACCGTAGATTCGCTCCACGACTACGCAATCATGGAGGTTGAAAAGATTTTTTCGCGCCACCCCATCAGTATTATTCTTGACACCCCTTTAATTCAATCGTCCTCGGGGCGCCACTCATCTGTCTTGGCAAACGTCTATTACACAGGGTTCCCAAATGCGATGGGACCTTTCACGGTGAGGGGGCACATTATGGGCTATGATGCTTTCGGGAGCAAAAATATCTATATACTTTCATACGCCTGGATGGGCGCCTCTGGTTCTGGCGTTTTTAACGAGGATGCAAAACTTATAGGATACGTCATCGCGCTAGATGTAGGAAAAACAGAGGACGGGGTTCAGGTCTTGGAAAATGTTGTAATGGTGGGCTCCTCCAAAAATATTAATTGGTCTCCGCTCTTTAAAGAGTTTTACGAATAAGGTATAATAACAATGAAAACTGCAAAAGATGAAAAGTGTGTGTTTAAAGCACTCTTTGAAAAAATGGAAAAACTAGATCGCGATATGCGCGATGTTAAAGAAACGCTATTACGATTAAAGGAACAAATCTTAAATCCCGATGACTTGGCCCAATTACAGACAGAGTATGAGTTATTTACCACAGGAGAAAATACCGATGACCACTGAACCAGATATAACCCATTTAGAGTTGGCTACTGAGCCAGAGGATCTAAAGCCCAAACCACCCCCTCGCCTGGCGCCGAGAGGAATAAGAACCTTTACCGTGTGTCGCCAGAGTGACGAAACCGGAGTATCAGGCGAAGGTGTTGTAATCGAAGGGGTGTCGTTGGCCTCTGGCCACTGTATCATCCATTGGCTGTTTCCGCCCCCACGCGGCGGCATTGCTATTTTTGATTCGTTAGATGATTTTTTGAAGGTGCACGTTAAACCTCACCCAACCAACAAAACTATCATCACTTTTGAGGATGGCGAACAGAATACTTACGAGGGAGGATAGTATAGATGAGTTATAAATTCACACGCGAAACCCACACCTTCGAAGAAATGGGCCCAGACCCCACAACCCTTACAAATGATACCGGTGGTGGTGATGTGGTTACATTTGGGACGGGTAACTTGACGTCAGGCAAGATATACTATCTTTCCTCTGGGGGAGCCTGGACCGAAACAGACGCAGATGCCATTGCTTCAAGTGATGGATTGCTTGGGATCGCTCTGGGGGCTGCCCCCGCTGACGGACTTCTTCTGCGTGGGTTTTTTGATGCGGCAACCTATCTCTCAAACTTCATATCAGGTCTGCCTGTATATCTTTCCGCCACCGCTGCATCCATGGACACAACTCAACCTGCAGGCGCCGGCGATGTTGTTAGGTGCGTGGGTTACTGCACAGACACCGCCAACGTCATTTATTTTAACCCGAGCGCCACAACAATAGAGTTGTCGTAATGGCAATCAACAAAGTCAACGGAATCTTATTCTCCGATATCAGCAAAGTTCAAAATGTTGACGACACAGATATTGATAAGATAAATGGACTAGCCGCCGGAGAAGCCGCACCAGCAGAGCACAGCCCTCTGTGGGTTGCAGTTGGAAGTAATAAACTCGCCTACTCAACAAACGGCACAGACTGGACAGACCTTACCATGACCGGAGTATCCGCCCTTAAAGATCTTACATTTGGCAAGAACTCTAGCGGCACGGACGCATGGTATGGGTGTTCAACTACCGACTCGAAAGGGTTTGCCTATACCACAGATGTTACAGATGCCGATTCGTGGTCGACAGTCAATCCTCCCGGTACTGGCGGCGGCACCGCAATAGAGTATAGTGTCAACGGAACAATAATAATGGGCAGAGAACATGAGAACTACTCAATACGTCGCTCTACGGACTACGGAATTACCTGGGTTAATTCAACTATTGGTAACATTCCGGGCAATGCGCCCAAGGCGACAGATTCTTTAGCGACAAATGGGGAAGGTGTATGGCTAGCAGGTATGGGAACACTTGGCGTCATTTTGAAGTCTTTTGATGACGGCATTAACTGGTATAAGTCTGCTGATCTTGGAAGCGACCAACACATTGGTTTGGAATACGCGAACGGCGCATGGGTAGCCACCGAGAAAAGCAAAACAATTAACGTTTGTACCTCAGTAGCAGAAAGTAATATCACAGACACTTGGACACAAGTAGACCCCCCAACCACTAAAACCGGAGATTCAATAGCCCATATCACCGGCAGTACATGGATGGTTGGTGGTGGGAGAAGGAAGATGTGGAAGAGCACTGATAATGCAGCATCTTGGGTTCAAGTAACAAGTCTTACTAACTACGGAGGGAGCACATCCACTAATAACAATGCCTACTCGCTGGCATCAGACGGCACGAGCGTCATCGCTACCGGTAGAGAGGGGTATATTAACATATCAACAGATCTTGGGGAAACATGGACAACTGTTCACACTATGCCAGGCAATCAGCATATGGTATCGGTTGAATACAACAAGGTTAAGCCTTTTTAACATAAAGGAAACTATTTATAAACATGGACAAGTGGTTTAAATTACTACAAGAAGATCGCCGCGACCGACGACCTCGGCCCGAACCGACACCTTTTAAGAGCGATGCTCAAAAAAGATATAAGGCACAACGCCGCAAAAATGACATATATTCAACCTCGGGCGGCCACAAAAACTTATCCAGCGGAGAACCCTATAACAACAAAACAAAAAGAGCTGGCACTGATAGATTGCGTTTTGAAGAAGTGGAAGAAGAAACATTTGAGATGAACACCACCCTCAAACCGGAAATATGGAAGGGACTGACGCTAAACCCCAAAGTAGCAGATAAGCTTTTAGGGATTGCAGAAGATTTTTTAGAAAACTTAGAAATTGAGGTAGATATGCTTGATTTGCGAATTACAGGTAGCCTGGCAAACTTTAACTGGTCTAGATATTCAGATGTGGATTTGCATATAGTTGTAGACTTCGCCACTGTCGATGAGGACTTAATTTTGGTTAAAGCATACTTCGACGCAGCCAGAGCAAAATGGAACGATCTACACAGCATTACTATCAAGGGACATGAAGTGGAAATCTATGTAGAAAATGCGAATGAAGAACACGTATCTTCTGGCATCTATTCTATTTTGGGAGAGCGTTGGATTGTAGAGCCTACACGACAAGAGGTAGAAATCGACTTCGCTCAAGCCCGCAAGAAAAGCGATAGTATCCAAACACGCACGGCTTTAATCGGATATCAAGTGGAGGCTGGAGACTATAAGGGCGCCCTAACCGCCATAGATAGAGTTAAAAGTAAAATACGGCGCATGCGAGCGGCAGGTTTGGCCAGTCCACAGCGCGAGTTCTCCCCCGAGAACATAGCATTTAAGATTCTCAGACGAGAGGAAATTCTTAAACAGTTGAATGACTTAAAGTATAATGCATATGATAATATGATGAGTATTAAAGAAAGGAGAGAATGTGAAGTTTGAAGAGATTTCGGAAACACAAAAAGTAACTCCTGGCGAGTACGTCTTGCATGAGCCCACAAAGCAGATTGTAATGTGTGGTGCTTTTAACCGCGAAGCTGATTTCATTCGAGCAATTGGGATGGGCAGGTCACTTAAGGATAAAATATCAAACTTTAAAAAGATAAAGCTCACTGAAGAAGAAAGGCAGGATAGAAAAGTTAGTCGTTGTAAGGGGTGTGGATAATGTTTTGGACTGAGGGTTTTTTTAATTCAGGACCGTTTGCCAGCGCGAGCATCGACAGCCAAAATTTTGCGGACGGACTATACTTCGCTCATCTGTTTCAATCTTCTTTGGAACAACGCACCCTGATTGAAGAAGCTCACTTGACCGCCACGATGAATAATGATTTAGAATTAGCACTTAAAAAGAAAACTGAATTAGATTATTTAGATGGTGTATTCAGACTAACAATGGAAATACACAAATCTGACGGTGGATTAGATTCTTGACCAAGCTATACATTTATTGTTTATTTGAACAAGACGATATTTTTCACGGAGTTTATTCTTCGTTAAAAAGTGCCCACCGCGATGCGCTAAAGATGGCCAACAAAGGACCAACCGGGGTGTATATTAAATATTCTGGCGAATATTTAGCACCCACGCTGCCGATCTTGAAAAAGATTTTTAACGGAGAGATAGACATAAAAGTTGAATACATTTCTTCAGCCGCCAGGGCCACCATTATTAAAACAAAACTAAAAGAGTAAGATGGAAATTTATGTAATATACGGAATCACAGATTGTCCCGCATGTCTCCGCGCATGCGCGGATTTAATGGATTGTGAGAAAGAATATGTTTTTGTAGAAACTGATTTTTCTAAAACATACCGGACTTCCCTTAAAAAAGAATTTGAGTGGGAGAGTTTTCCGATGATAGTGAAAGCGACCGAGGACACAGAGGAGTTCATCGGTGGCTATGATGATTTGTGTCATATTTTAGAAAAGGAATCAAGCGCCCCCACGTGAAGCCTATAAATTGAACATCGGCTCTTCACAAAATAATCATTAGAATAGTTACTATGTGGAATTTAAACGCGGAAATTTGATACGGTGGGTGGTGGATCATAATGCATATGAAGCCTCCGACGACGTTTTAAGGGGTATCAGCCCTAATTATAGACATGGGATTGTCATGGAAGTATCGAATAAAGATCCAACTGCCGTGATGGTTTTTTGTTATGATTGCAAAAAGAAAAGGGAGGGCAATTGGATGATACTCGATGCGGCACACGATAGACTTGAAATTTTGAGTGGTGAATCCGATGGCTAATTTATTTTTCAAGAAAGAAAAGTCCCCCAAACAAGAGGCAATAAACGCACTTCTGTTAATGATCTCCAATTATTATGACGGGCGCTATGAAGTGTTGGCGACATCAGATGATGGAGGGGCTATGTTGGAAGTACAGATAGAGGTGCCTGATGTTTCTGGACACTTATCTACCCAAGCACCAACATTTCCTTTTTTTGATATTTGGCCTATTTGGATGGGCTGGCGTGTGGTGATAGCTAAAGTACCGCCGGGGTACATCGATGCAATAACCTTGGCAGCAGAGTCAGATTATTAACATCCCTCTGACAACATATGCTTGACTTTTTTCTTGAGTTGGGTTATATTTATAACATAGAGAGAAGATTATGTCAATGGAACAAAAAATTACTGAAACTCTTTCAAGGTCGGTCTGCGGTGGATGGGATCGTGGCTTTTTAGAATCTATCCTTGACCAACTTGCCAAGGGTCGCAACCTATCAATCAAACAAAAACAAAGCATAGGCAAAGTATTGGCGCGTAACGGCGATGACGCGCAGGGAGTTCACGACAACTGGCAAACTGAATATATTAAGAAATATAAAAAAGATGGAATCGTGCTGGCCACATATCATTCCCGGCAGCCTTATTATAAGCCAATGGCCGCAGACATTTTAGCAGACAAAGTGCCGGAGTATAAAAAGTTTCTCCGCATGTATAATAATAAGTATTCCCGCAAGGTTCTTGCAGCCCACACACAGGCGCCACGTTATGCGGTAAGCACCCATATACAGGGGAGAACCAATCTGAATGCCTACAAAGACATTGAGATAGATAGTGTAGCGTGGACTACTCAATCGGCCGTCGTGGAAAAGTTCAAAAAGCATGGCGGGTTCATAATGGAGATTCGCCCTGAAATATATTCTCATGCCAAGGGTTCTAAACGATACAAGATTTTACCCATAGGCGCTACAATACCTCTTATTATTGAGGAACGACACCTGAAACTACATCGTAAGACCAAATAGGAAGCTATTTATGGTGTGTATCCTCCACGCTTTCAATCCGGTACTTTCGTTCGATGTGTCTATGACTTCATGGATTTTTATACCTATATTTATGACGATGTTGACGCGACAGATTACACTCACTACGGTCTTGTGATCCGCGCCGACCCCGAGTTTTTAGATTTTATGGATGAATATGTTTATGAGGTTTTGTGTGTGGACGGGATTAAGAGGCATTTTATGGAGTCAGAAATCGTAGAAGTTATGTAAGTTTGCACTTGACAGGGCGTGCGTAATGCGATATACTTTATATAGGAAGGGCTGATTGGTGGAACGGTATACACAGGAGACTTAAAATCTCCCGCCCGTTCGGGCTTGCGGGTTCGAGTCCCGCATCAGCTACCATTTAGGAGGTAAAATGAAAAGCATTTTCAAATATGGGATAATCGTTATTTTAATCTATTTTGGGGTCAACTGGGTTGCAGATAATCCGAAGTCAATGCACCAGTTTCGCAAGATAATGAATGGCTGGGTAGCTACCGGCGCAGAAAAGGCTTCGGAAGTGTTTGACGGGATAAAAACGAGTGCCTCACAATCTCTTGACAAATAAAATCTTGCTTTTTTCATAGCAGGGTGCTATATTATATACATCCAAGGAGAGCAAAATGGATTTTAGTATTGGTGATATTGTGAAACATATTGAAGCTGGCAAGATTGGCACGGTAAGGCTGATCGACGGTGTGGCTGTCTGGGTATACTGGGGGTGCGGGTCGCTCGATCACACCAACTATATGCAGCTTGAAATACTTGACACGGCTGTATGATAAGAGTAGGCGATCTGGTAAAATACATTCCGAGTCCCTCTGCCACATTTAAGTGGGAGAGGTACACGGATGCGTATAAAGCCCTTCCTGGCGTGATTCTACGCGAAGTGAAAGCCAAGGGCACCACTACGCGCCGATTTGAGATACGCTGGCACGACGGCCAGCTATCAGAAGAATGGATAAGTTTTCTGGAACCCTTTGACAACTCTTTGACTTGACTTGGGGCGGTTTCGGTGTTATATTATAAGAGTAAGGAGAGGAAGAAATGAGCCCTGAAGAAATGAAAGCGCGCCCCGTGCGATTTATCGTCGCTGGTGATATGGTACACGAAAATATAGGAACCTTTGGCGAATGGATCGGGCTCGTCATTGATGTTGATCAGCGTACAGGGACAGCCAAGATTCTCAGGCGAGGGAAAATCATCGAAAGAAGTGATCACGGTCGCTGGAATGTTGTTTAGACTCTTGACAATCACTTGACAGGATTGCCCTTGCTACCTGTGTCCCACTATGTTATATTATAGGTATAGAAAGGAGAAAACATGATCGAAGTTGGAAGTATTGTAGAGAGCATCGGCTTTGTGCAAGGGCACAACAAGTCAAACCACGGGCTTGTCATTAGCCTGATGGCAGACGGCAAGATCGCTCGCGTGTTCTGGATGGCTACGCAGCAGAGCGGCTTTTGCTCAGTTAAAGATTTGAAGGTGATAACATGAAAGTTTGGGTTATGCAAGGAAGCTATGAAGGCGAGTTGTTTAGCAGCGTACACCTGACTCAGAAAGGTTGCGCCATGGCGTGTATTGCTGATATAATGGAGTTCTTGGATATTGACGACGAAGCATCGATGCTCGATGCGATACAAGACAGACAGGTATACGAGGCTCCCGTTGGAGAAAAAGACGATATTGCGAAGCCTATTGAGTGGGACCAAGAGAAACTGAAAGAAATGACGAGCGAGCAGCTTTGGAAGATTTTTGCTGAGTGGTCCGAGATCAGTTGGGATCGAATGGCAGATCGTAGCTATAATCTCGACGCAAATCCTGTGGAGATTCAAGCATGATGAACATTTGGGTAGTACGACAGACATGCACAATGGAACACGACACCTATCTCTCCACGCATATAACGGAGAAAGGCGCGCTGATCACCGCCATTAAAATAGTGCGTGAGGATCTGACAGACGGATTCGATGAGGATGAGCTTGAAGATATGCGATCAGGCATGCCCCACCATCCCGAAGAAGATTTGATGCAGTACGACAGCAAACAACTACGGGGCATTGTTAACGACTGGTGGGAGTATGGCTTTGATATGAATGAACACGTACAATACCAGATACATCAAACACAGGTGGTAGGATGACAGCACTTAAAGTTTTTATTTTGGTGGGAACGATAGATTCTCACGATGGTCAGTTTGCGACAGTCGAACTTAATCTAAATCCAGCAACGAATGGTGGCCCCGCGATGGCGGTGCTGCCCGTGTCTGCGTTTCCATGCGAGATCAAGGAAGGGAAAGTGTTTTATGTAGTTAAACTTTCCGAGCTGGAAGATGCTGTTATCATTTGCCAAAAGGAGCCTGATGAAAATAGGTGATTTGGTAAGGTTTGAAAGTGTCTTGAACGATGATATGGATCGTTATCAAGAAGCACATGGCTTGGTGGTGAAGATGTCTAAGACTGGACACGATACAGAGTCAGCACAGGTGTTGTTTAGCAACGGAGAAACTGGATGGCTTGATACTCAAAGATTGGTGGTGATAAATGAAAGTAGGTGACTTAGTTAAACTTCCGTCCTCGCGTGGAGCATCGTTCCGCGCTGGGCTTATTGTTGATTTTGTTGAAAAGAAATGCTGGCGCACAGAAGAACTTGGCATCAAGGTAGACTGGCGCAAGATCGATCCAGAGCCTCACGCGGTTGTGTTGATTAACGGTAACCGCCGGACCATTCCGTTGACAGACTTGGAACCTATTGATGAAAGCTAGCGGCGCCCCCAGCATCGGTGATCTTGTTGTCGCACTCTACGATGTGGAGCGCGGCATTTCTTGCGCTGGATTGGTGATGGAGACTAAGGGAATCGAATGTAATGTTCGGTGGTTATCCGCAAGTTATCCTATCGGATGGTGGCAGCGTTCAGCCCTAAAAGTTATCAGCCCAAGCGGGAAGACCAAAAAAGTTTAACGCACTTAACAATCACTTGACAACTTAGAGGTTGACTAACACCCGTTTGGGTGCTATATTATAGGTATAGAAAGGAAGAAATATATGAAAGTCGGTGACCTTGTGATGTTTGAAAGTGACGTTCCCAAATCCCAGCGGTTCTGGACTGGCGAATATGTCAGAACAGGCATTGTTGTTGCTGAGTTATCCGGCGATCATATCGAAGCACCCGCTGTTTCAGTATTGTGGGCATCAGGCGAACTTACTGAAAGATGTCCTCCCCGGATACTGGAGGTGATCAGTGAAAGTCGGTGATTTGGTAAGAGACGTTGAAGGCAAATACATCGGCATAGTTTCGCACATTGATCCTGAAGAAATCGGTGATGATGATGCGGTTATGGTTGTGTGGCTCGATGGTGATGCTTCTTGGCATACAGCAGAGTTTTTGGAGAGATTAAATGAAAATAGGTGATTTGGTAGAATCCCCCCATCATATGATTCGGGGCATTGTCACGGAAGTAGGCGATGGTGACGATAACTATAATAACGGCCCAGCCGTGCGCGTCAAATGGCTTGACGGCGACGATTCGATAGAGTGGGCAGAGTATTTGAGGGTGATCAGTGAAGGTCGGTGATCTGGTGAGAAGCCTTAAATCTGAGGGTGGCATGTTGGGTATTATAGTTGGATGGCATCGCCACAACCGTGAGGCGCGCCCAATAGTCCGATGGAATGACGGCAGAATCAGTTGGGTGATGCCACATTTAGTCAAGGTAATGTGTCCAGTATTATGAAAGTAGGCGATCTGGTAAAGGTGGGACCACCATCGCGCCCTTTTATCACCCATCCATTTTTCGTGAGCATCGTGTTGGAAGTCAACAAGAGCGAAAACCATCCGAATGGTTTGGGGTTAGTTAAAGTGTTGGAAGCCGGCCAAGAAGCGTGGTATCCCATTGGATGCATCGAGTTGATAAATGAAAGTCGGTGATCTGGTTAAACTAAAGTGGCGAGGAAATGGTCACCCCAAGATTGGTGTGATTGTTGGTAGTTTTCAAGGTGACCTGGACTGTGAAGAATATAAAGTTTTATGGGATTGCCCGGAGTGGTCGATGGGCATGTGGAAAGAGCGTGAGTTGGTGGTGATCAGTGAAAATAGGTGATCTGGTCGAGATTGAAAAGTGGTGCAAGAACAAGTTTAGGAAAGCTATTGTTGTTCGGGTCGAAGAATGGGATCGCGAAGGCGCATGGATTAAGTATCTCGATGGCGGCCATGGCACAAGTGACAGCGGCTATGCCATGAAACGAAACTTGAAGGTGATCAGTGAAAGTAGGTGATTTGATTAAACATAGGCATGCCGAGTGGCACACAGGCATAGTCACAAAGGTTAGCCGTGACGGACCACCGGGCTTGGTGTATGTAGAGGCTTTGTGGAGTGGCGACTGGCTTAATGAACGGAGCATAGAACAACAATATCTTGAGGTGATCAGTGAAGGTCGGTGATCTGGTTCGCGTAAATGCTCCCGTGGTGTATATCGGTATGGTTATGGTTACTAATGTGAAAGGTGGCGCTCTTGTGCGCTCGCTTGATGGCAACTATGAGTATTGGATATATGACTGGAGCGGGGAGGTTATCAGTGAAAGTCGGTGATCTCATATCGTTCAAGCCAAAATCGTTCGGTGATGATGACTGGTCTAACCCCGGCATTGTACTCGACAGCTATGAGCATGATGATCGGCAAACTGGAGGCTGGAAAGACTTGATATGGATTGTATGGATCGATGGTTATAAATGTATGGTCAACCAAAGAAACGATGATGTGGTTTACTTGACAGGTTCTTGACTTGACATTGGGGCAAATGGGTGTTATATTATAGGTATGAAGAAGAAAAAGACCAACACCCCGAAGCGCCGCAACTGGATCGCAGTCGCCGCACATTTTCGGCTCGCCGGAGCGATGAAGGATCGCAAGAAGGCAGCGAACAAAAAGGCATGCCGAGGAAAGGTGCGAGTATGAAAATCGGTGATCTGGTGCGTATGCAAGCGAATGGAACGATATGGTTAGTTATGTGTGTTGTCGGTGACGATGCACTGTTACATAATATGAAGACCAACTATCGAATGTGGGCGACTTGGAACCTCACACACGATAGACTCAACTATGAAGTGATGAGCGCAGCATGAAAGTCGGTGATTTGGTAAAGAGTCGTTACGCAAGGTTTGAACTCGCTGGAGTGATGGGGGTTATCGTCAAAAATACACCCGAGTATTCCACAACCCAATATCAGGTTTTGGTGGGTGGTCGCATACGATCCTTTGCGGCGAGGCATTTGGAGGTTATCAATGAAAGTCGGTGATTTGGTGAGAAGCCTTCAGAGTTATAACTCTGAAGGCGGCATGTTAGGTATTATAGTCGGCTGGAACCGCAGCCCTGCAAATCTCCCTCATATCTGCCCAATAGTACGATGGAATGACGGTAGAACCAGTTGGGTTATGCAACATTTAGTTAAGGTGGTGGTATGAAAGTCGGTGATTTGGTAACATTGTCAACATATTCGTTATGTTCAGAACCGATGTGGACATGGAAGAACAAGATTTGGGATGGTAAAAAGTCCCTTGTGGGGCTGGTTGTGTGTGTGAAAAATAACCCACGTATCAGGCCATGGACATCTAAGAATGAAAGCACATTTTATTATATTAACTGGATGCAGAAAGATGGTCCTGCGAGCCGATTCGGAACAACAATCTATCACGGCAGCGCGTCTGGATATTTCCTGCGTAAAGATTTGAAGTTTGTGAAGTGAACAAAAAGGAGATAAAGATGCAAGTAAATGAGTTTTTTAATACAGTTGGTTCCAACAGGAACCGACAGGTTGTGTGTGCTGATGGGTTCACCATGAGTGTGCAAGCGTTCGATGGTGGGTACTGCACACCGCGCATCAACGACGCAGACAAGTATGAAGAAGTTGAGGTAGGCTACCCGAGCGAGCGCGAGGAACTACTGATGAACTGGGCAGAAGAACCCGACAAGCCGACACAAACGGTTTACGGATACGTGCCGGTTCAAGTGGTGACGAATGTGCTGGCAAAGCACGGCGGCATTGTTGACGGCGAGATCCCCAAGGGTGTTGCCCCAATCCCAGCAAACTTTATGGTTGACGAATAGTTGACAACTTAGGCGTTGACAGTGGCGCTATGCTTTGCTATATTATAGGTATAGAAAGGAAAAAACTATGACCGAGCAACGACACCCAATCCACGCCGTAGGATCTTTGGTGCGGCACAAGAACCTTCCTGACAACCCTCTTGCGCTTGTTATAGACCATGCGCCTTGTTCAGATGGTAGCGGGATCATCGTCAGAGTGCTAAAGCCATCAAGGGGCAATCCAAGCGGTGAGTTTGTCACAGTATCTATCAGATGGGAACTTGTTTCTTCGTCCTGACATTCACTTGACAAGAAATGGCTTGCACTAATAGCCATCCCGGTTATATTATAAGAGTAAGGAGAAAATATGGGTTATCGTTCCGAAGTTGTTTTGTATGTGGGTCCAGAAGTGATGCCACAGTTTATGGTCGCGATGGCCAAGTCCCAAGCCGCCCGAGAGTTGTGCTTTGGCGATGCCGATCAGATGGTCAAAGATTATGGTGACGTTAAAGGTTCGTTCCTATTTAAGTGGGGATGGCTCAAATGGTACGATAGCTTCCCTTGTGTGAACGCCATCGAGGACTTTATGGATTGGTGCGACGGCGAGAAAGTTCCCACAGGCGAGAAAGACGAGGAAGGGAAAGATAAGACAGACCACGCCACCGAGTTTTTCAAGTTTATTCGCATTGGCGCAGAAATGGATGACAATGAGCAGCGAGGCGATGCGTTTTGGGGTGACATTTATATCAACCGGAGCATTGAGTTTTAAGTTTGAGGAAAGGGACCATAGCTCAACTGGCAGAGCAAAAGGCTTTTAACCTTTAGGTTCTGGGTTCGATTCCCAGTGGTCCCACCATTATCACAGGCTCTTAGCTCAGTTGGTCAGAGCATTCCGCTCATAACGGATCGGTCGTCGGTTCAAGTCCGACAGAGCCTACCACTTTTATAATAGGAGAGAAAATGATTTACACAGTCATTTATGAAGAAGAAAACACAGGAAATATGGGGACTTTTACTTTCGCGGCTCAGAGGCATGACAAAAACTATGCATGGGCTGAGTTTGTTGAAAAGTATGCAGAGAAAGGGCAAGAACCGATTGCTATAATGCCCGGTCAAAGCCTCGTATATTTTATACCTGACATTTCGTTTGCAAACGTGGCTTGACTTCGACAAGCGCCTGAGTTATAATATAGTTATGCTTCGGTAGCTCAGCTGGATAGAGCATCGGCCTTCTAAGCCGAGGGTCATAGGTTCAAGTCCTATCCGAAGTGCCACTCACAAACAACAAAAGGAAACAAAATGTCGTATCACGATGGCTATATTAAACCAGGCTCCACAGGTATATCCGTGGTCAATCCTCTCCATGAGGTGCAGCTTAAACTCGATAAGATCACACAGTTGGTCAGTGAGTCGTCTACCGCTGAACATGAAGATGCCGGCGTTATTAGTATCGAGCACCTTAGAATGATACTGACACTTCAAAACATTCTCGACGGCACCGACGACGAGAAAGATGTAAAGTAAATGTTAGTCCCCTTGACGCGCCCCCACATAGGGGTTATATTTATAGAGTAGGGCAAGATCCCGCGATTTTTTCTCGCCATTTTTTCTTACCAAAAATCTCTTTTCCCAACGCACAGAAAGCACAATGAAAATGACACTCGTAGTAGACACGGACGACCCGAAAGGGATTGATCACGCATGGGAAATGATTGCCATTCTTCAAAAGAAGGCTGGTCGGAACCCAACTGCGATTCGGTATACTAAAGAGTTTGGAAAGATTGAATACATTAAGTCCCTCCGCAAGTACGTGCGCGAACAGGCAGATGCACTTAAAGATGCCGACGACGATACCGTGGGTGATATTAAGGACATGCAGAGCCTTCGCAATACCAAGCAGTTTGCTGACCGTATTTTCAATGGTGAAAAATGAAAGTTGGTGATCTGGTGACATTTGAGTTTAACCCTGATAACATCGCGTCGTTGGGTATCGTTACTTGTATCGATCCCGAAGAAATCGGTGATGCAAATGAAGTCGAAGTTTTATGGAACGATGGCGATTCACGGAACCACTCAACAATCCATCTGGAGCTATTAAGTGAAGGTTAAAGTTGGCGATCTGGTGAGAATGAAGGACACTATGTATGATAGTGATCTTGTCGGCATCGTTGTTGACAGGGACCATCATCCTAACTCTACCCAAATAGGTATAAAATGGTTTGGAGGTTCAGGCAAAGTTGACTGGGAGCCCGAGCCATGGTTGGAGGTTGTCAGTGAAAGTCGGTGATCTGGTGTTTGATAGATACCATAAAAAATACAGCATCGTTGTGGATGTGTGGGGCAGCAAGAAAACGGGGAGGTTCGTTAAACTTAACCAGGGATACAAAGTATCTGCCGAATATATGAGGGTTGTTAGTTCTTAACAATCTCTTGACGGGAAAAACTTGCGTTAACCGCTGCGCGGTGTTATAATATATATATGAAAGTTGGTGATCTGGTAAAACTCAAACATCAAGGTAATGGCCACCCACGTATCGGTATCGTTAAAAGCGTGTCGGTGCGTTCTCTTGAAGAAAGGGTATGCACGTGTATGTGGGATAAGCCATTGTGGGATTACGTTCAGTATAATGAAGGCGAGTTGGAGGTTGTTAGTGAAAGTAGGTGATCTGGTGAGATACAAAGGCATTTTAGGCATTGTTACTGCGCCTTGCATAAAGCGATGGGCTAAATCTGGTGATGTGTGGGTGCTGTGGAACAACAGGAGCAAGCCCATCGTGGAGTGCAGCGGCTTTATGGAGTTGGTAAATGCAAGTCGGTGACTTAGTTAAACATTTTCTGACCGAGCAGATCGGCGTCATAGTTTTTATCTCGCAACATAACGGGCTTCCGATCCGTGTGCTGTGGACAACGCAGGGCGATTCCCTGTTCGGTCCCGGCAACAAAGAATGGTGTGGAGAGAATCAGTTGGATCTCTTGACAACTGCTTGACAGCATTTACCTTGACCGAAAGGGGTTTGGGGGTTATATTTATAGGGTAAGGAGAAGAAATCAATGGCTCGCGTAACTCTCGGTGATCGACTTGAAGTGCTGGCATCCAGCCCACACCTTTCTAACCGGGATCGTGTGTTCGCTGCGTCCCTGCTCGCCCACTATCAAAAGCGCCGATCACTTACATCGGGTCGCCGCGTGTGGGTTGATCGTCTGGAAGCCATGGCCGAGGAAATCAAGAACCGCGATCCGAGCGAGTACGAATCCCTTGTTATTGAGATTGAAGATATGATGACTCGCGTTGAGTCTGATGGGTGGTCTGCTGATTTTCTGGCAAGTATCCGCGATCAAGCCAAGCGTGTCGGCGCTCGACTGAGCACCCGTCAACAGGAAATCTTTGACAAGATCAAGAGCGAGAACACGCCCGAAATGGTGGAGCGTCGTGGTCGCTGGGCGCAGGAATACCGCACCCACCACCTTGAAACCGCTACCGTCCTCGCCAACTACTATTTGCAGACCGGATACTGGACGCATATGGCTCGCGATATTATCGAGCATGATGACTACGTGCCACCAATGGACAAGTTTCAAAAGATGAGCCAAAACAAGTTTGCCGCAAAGGTGCTGGCTGCATGGCGAGCAGACCCGAAGTATCCCGTGGGAACGTCGGTGATTGAACGTCGCAATCAACCGCATCGTCTACAAAAGGGTGGAATGGTCCTCTCGACCACTGAGCCCATCGTTAATGCGGCTGCGGGCTCCAAGCGTTATCTTGTTCTCCCCTACGGTAGCACCGTGCCCGTAAGCGTCGAAGAAAGGTGCGTTAAACTTTTCCGGGGCCGCGGCAGGGCCAAAAGCCCGGCCAAAATATAAGTCAACCCTTGACAATCACCTAACAACTCAATACTTGACAAACACCCCATCCGGTGCTATATTATAGGTATAGAAAGGAAAAACATTATGTCATGGTCTGGAACCGTAACCTGCTCTCACTGCTACACAACAGGACACAACAGGCGCAAATGCCCTGACTATACTGCGATGGTGCTGCGTCGTTATAAGGACAATCTGGGCTATGCAGAGGACAAAGACGGCGACATCGATCACTACACCCGCACTGCCGAGCGGTATCGCCTTGAATACATGAAGCGCACCAAGATCGATCCCGCCACTGGCGAGAAGGTGAAGAACAAGACTGCGAAAGCCGAGCGCATGAAGAAGGTAACCTGTGGTTACTGCCAAGAGACAGGACACACCCGCCGTATCTGTGAAGTTGTGAAGCGCGATAAGCTGGTATTCATCGAGGAATCGCGCCGCGTCCGTGTTGGTGTGCTGGCAGATGCCCGCGAGACTGGGATCGGTGTGGGCTCAATGATCCCTATCCGCACACACGGTTATAATAGCTCTGGTGAGTGGGGAACACACACATCGCTGCGCTACGTTAAAAGTGTAGACTGGTACACAGTTACCTCCGGCAGCGCCGGTCTGTGGGTTCATCACATCGTGGCAAGCAAGTTAGCATCGGCTAACCAAAGTCGCTGGACTTCTCGCGACAAGATCGTGAAGATGCAGGAAAACTTTAAGGAAGCATGTAACTATGCGGAAGGCATGAGCCAATCCGAGCCTACTGCTTCGCTCATCCCATCGCTTGATCCGCCTGATGGCTGGCTGGACTGCGCGCCGTCTACCATCGACGTTGCCTCTGCCTTCCCTACCACGGGTAACAGGCACAACAAGCAACGTGGCCACAGCTATGCATGGCCGAGTGGCGTGACGGCGGAAGTGATCCGCGATCTCGGACTTGAAGAACACTGGGAAGGTCGTTTTTAGACTTAACATTCCCTTGACAGCCCTCGCCTTGACTTATGGGCAAAAGGTGGTTATATTATAAGGGTAGGAAAGAGAAAGAAAAGTTGTCATCCGATAACAAAAACCTCTGACATTTACCTGACACCAAAATACTTGACGTAAAGACCTTACTGTGTTATATTTATAGAGTAAGGCAAAGAAACAACAACCCTCCCAACTTGGAGCAAACATCATGGCTATCGACTTCGCAACATTTCTCGCTGTCGCCCCTCACGTACTCAACTCACGGCTTCCCGTGCTTATCCGTGGTCGCCACGGTGTCGGCAAGTCCGAAGTGGTCTACCAGATCGCAGAGACTCGCGAGCTTCCGATTGTGGAGCGCCGCGCATCGCAGATGACCGAGGGTGATCTTTTGGGTCTGCCCGATACGGCGGATACCGCGATCAATGGTCGCAAATGTACCACGTGGAACGCCCCTGATTGGCTTGTAACAGCCTGTGAGCAGCCCGTGTTGCTGTTCTTGGACGAGGTTGACCGTGCGACTCAAGAGGTCCGTCAAGGGCTGTTTGAGTTGACTGATAGCCGCAAGATCAACGGTTGGCATCTGCACCCTGAGACTCTGATCGTCGCTGCCGTCAATGGTGGCGAGCATGGCGCGCAGTACCAAGTCGGTGAAATGGACCCGGCAGAACTTGACCGTTGGACCGTGTTCGATGTTGAACCTTCAACCGAAGATTGGCTCAAGTGGGCAAATGGCCGGATTCCCTCCGTTGTGTGGGACTTCATTAACCATAACCGGAAGCATCTGGAGCATGAGGGTGATTTTGAGCCTAACAAGGTTTATCCTTCTCGCCGCTCATGGGCGCGTTATAGCGATACCGCTGCGTCCGTTGGCGTGTTCGATGAGGATGGCGATCGCGATATGCTGTTCAACCTTGCGACTGCGTTCCTTGGTTTTGAGGCGGCTGTGTCCCTTCGTGACTTTGTTGAAAAGTACGAATGGCAAGTAACCATCGAGGATATTCTTGATGCCGGCGATCTCTCCAAGTGTGAGAAGTGGGGTATCAATGACCACGCTGCCATGATTGAGAAGTTTGAGGCATCCGGTGTATTCAAGGAAGATCTGGCCGAGAGCCAGATCACCAACCTCGCAGAATACTTTGTTGCTCTGCCCTCCGAGGTAGCTATGAAGTTGTGGACCGTTCTCGGTGACACCGACAACATTAACAACGTCGTTGCTCTGCACAAGGCTGAGACTTCTGATGGCAAGCGAGTGAGTGATCACCTTGTTGAGATCCTTGGTGGGGGAGATGCATAGTAGCGTAAGGCGACCGCCCCTCCGCGCTCCGATGATTGGCGACATTGTTCGCCTCTCCGGTCCCGGCGGAATGGGACGCCAGTATAAGAGGGTTCACGGTCTTGGGATCGTGGTTCTCATAGCTAAACCAGAAGATCGCCGAATCGAGTACGAGGTAAAGTGGCTCAAGAGTGATGAGCGCATGCGATTTAACGAAGAAGACCTGATCATAATATCCGATGTGGACCGACAAACTTAAAATAGGCGACCTTGTATGGTCGAAACGCGACGATAAGCCCGCCCTGATCCTTGACCGCGAGGAAACAGCGCGTGTCAAATATGGTGATCTTGTCAACAAAAGGATGAGGTTCAAACTACATATTGATGGTGAGCAGGGATGGCTCGATGAGATCAAACTTCGAGCGATGTATAAACTTCCCTGACATTCACTTGACAACATTTACCTTGACGTTTGCCCTTTTGGGTGCTATATTATAGGTATAGAAAGGAAAAAGAACATGGCCGATAAGCCCTTCAATCTCAACATGCACACCGCTCGCCTTCTGATGCGCGAGCCCTTCTTTGCTGCGCTCTCGCGGCGGATCGACAAGATCGCCTCGACCGCGATCCCGACTGCCGGTGTGCGGGTCAACCCCGACTCCGCTCAGTTTGAACTTCTGTATAACCCGGAGTTTTTCGCGCAGCTTAGCGACGATCACAAGTTGGGCGTTTTGAAGCATGAGTTTTACCACTTGATCTTTGAGCACGTAACCAGCCGCAAGCCAGCCGATGGCTTGAAGCGGATCGATAACATCGCTATGGATCTGGCGATCAACTGCCACATTTCCAACGAGTTGCCCAACGAAGCAAATCCCGGTCCAACCATCGGCAAAGAGCCGATGCAAGCATGCATCCCCGGTGAAGGCATATTCAAGGATCTGCCGTCGTTCAAGTCTTACGAGTGGTATCTTGAAGCCCTTAAAAAGATGCAAGAGGATCAGGACGAAGGCGACGGCGAAGGTGGCGAAGGCTCCGGCGATCCCTTCGGTGACGCTGACTCGCTCGATGACCATGACGGCTTCGGTGAAGTCGATGGCACAACTGAGGAAATCGCCAAGGAGCGCATGAAAGAAACGCTCAAGAAAGCCGCAGAGGAAGCGGAGAAAGCACGCAACTGGGGTACAGTATCCTCGTCCATGCGTCAGGATATTCTTGATCGCATCCAGACCAAGATCGATTGGCGCAAGGTTCTCCGCTACTTCGTTAAAACTTCTCAGCGCGCAGACAAGCGTTCGACGCCTCGCCGCCTGAACAAGCGTTATCCGCGCATCCATCCGGGCAAGCGTGTCCGTCGCCAAGCCAAGATCGCGATCAGCATTGATCAATCTGGATCGGTCGATGATCAGATGCTTGCCGCGTTCTTCTCCGAGTTGAACAAGCTGGCTGAGATTGCCGAGTTTACCGTGATCCCCTTCGATACCGTTGTGGCCGAGAGCAAGATATACACATGGAAAAAAGGACAGAGCAAAAAGACCGAGCGTGTGATGCGCGGAGGTACATGCTTCAACGCGCCAACCAAATACGTCAACGAACGTGGATTTGATGGTCACATCGTTTTGACAGACCTGTGTGCCCCGAAGCCCGTTGCATCCAAGTGCCAACGCATGTGGATGACTACGGCGACGTATGCTGCTCGCCCCTACTTTTCAACTAACGAACGTATCATAGCTATCGACGCTTAGGGTGCGTTAAACTTCCCCGGACATGGAGTAAAAATGTCATTCTCAGGACCGAGACTAAAAAACGATGGTGTCATCAAAGCATGGCAGAATGGGCTAAGTGCCCGTAATCACAGGCATTCTTTGGCTTCGATCTCAGACGAGAGCGGCCGAGCCGAGTTGTATAGCTACGACTTAAAGATCGGAGAGCGCACACCTGCCGGTGTCATGGTCATCGCTGACTTCACTGCGCCGGCCAAGGGCTTTCATTCTATGACAACTTCTTGTCATGTGAACCTTGCCAAATGCAAGACGGGCAACCCTGTGATCATGCATCCGAGGGTGTGGGAGTGTTCACCGTTGAGCGAAACGAAGCCTTTTTGAATGAGCAAGTTTAAGCCCGGTGATCTGGTGAGGATCAAAGATAATACACATCAGGTTGAAATACCCGATCATCGGGTCGGTTTGATCATGGAAGTAGGTGAGACTTCAAAATCCTACACCAAGGCTTACACGGTTGTTTTTTTGGGGACAGACGTGCGGTTAAAGTTTCACGAAATCTTCTTAGAACACTTTACATCCTCTTGACATTTTTAACCTTGACGATAGCCCCATTCGCGGTTATATTATAGGTATAGAAAGGAGAAAAAATCTATGCTTACCCTTCCGCTCATTCGCACCGACGACGATTCTAACCTGACCACCATCGAGCGTACAGCCGTGGGATGCGAGCAGGTGATCACCGCTTTGCTGATGGCAGCAACGATGGGTGATCCCCGTTTGAACGACCAAGAGCGCGAGGTTCTTACAACCCTGAGCGTGGCCACCATCGTACCAGCGGAGGCATAGAATGGATCTGCCTATCGTTGTCAGCATGAATCCGATGCTCTACACTGATCGATCCGGTCAGAAGTGGGCGGTATCCGGCGAGCATTGGGTGGAAGTGCCTGATGCGCTGACTCTCGACGAGGTTGGCAAGTATATGATCGTGGAGCAGCGTGAAACACCCGCTGTATCGCGTGACGTTCGCTCCTGGCAGGTTCAAGGCAGCAAGGGGAATACCTACACTGTAACCGACAACGGAGGAACGTGGACCTGTACGTGTCCCGGTTTCGGCTGGCGTCGAAAGTGTAAGCACGTGGAGGCTCAGAAAAATGAAAGTCGGTGATCTGATCAGACCAAAGCGAAATCCGGGCTGCGTTGCGGTGGTATTGAATATCGCCGCGATGGGGTTCTTGCGGGTCAAAGTGTTGGTCGTTGGGTCAACCACGCCCGAAACCTGCGACCCGAGAATGTGGGAGGTCATCTATGAAAGTCGGTGATTTGTATAGATTTGAAGGAACCGTGTCCATGCGCCTGTATGGGCGGCTGGCCGTTTATCTCGGTGAGGCTTTTATTCACTTTGACGATGGCTCGACCATCGAGAACCATCAAGTTTTGCTGGTCGGAGAGGCAACCCCGACGATCATTGATCGTGGAGTTTTGAAATGGATGAACAGGATAACAGCATGAAAGTTGGCGCATTGGTGGAGTTTCGGGGTTATCACGGGTTGATACTTGAGATCGGTGAAGATGATCGGGACGGTCAAGTATTTGTCGGATGGTTTGGATTGTTGCCGGAATGGGACAACCCCAAGATATTGAAGGTTATCAATGAAAGTCGGTGATCTGGTATGCCTGTGTCCGGTCGCCTATCCCGACACGATTGGCGTGGTTACGCAGATCCTTATCCGGGATCAGTATGGCGATCCTCTGGATATAAAAGTGCTGCACAACGGTCAGATCGACCAATGGGAAGCAGACGAAGCGGCGGTGATCAGTGAAAATCGGTGACTTGGTAAAAACCGTTATTGAAAATCCAAGTGTTCACACACAACGCCCTTTCCTCGTAACAGAGAAAATGAGCGTCATAGGGGTAAGTTGGATCAAACTGCTTGGGTTTCCCGATTGGTTTCGCGCAGAAGAATGGATGGTGCTCAGTGCGATGTACTCTTAATGGTATTTATGTCGGCGATCTTGTCACGTATAGCTCTCCGGCAATCACCGGCAACTTTGCCGGTCTTGTCACCGAAGTTGGCTCATGGCAAGGCAACGCCGACGTTAAAGTATTGTGGACGCATGAAAATGAGCCCATCACACAGAAAAGCAGTCATCTGAAGCTCTTGACAAACGCTTGACAGCTTAAACCTTGACAGTCACCCCTTCCAATGCTATAATATAGGTATAGAAAAGGAAAAAACTATGTTTCAAAACCGTAACGGCATGATGGCCGGTCTTATTATCGCTGATCTTACCTGCTGGTCTGGTCTTATTTTCCTCGCCTTTAAGTGGGCAGCTTGCACATGCGGAGCATAAAATGAACATTGATTTGACACACGACGAGATCATCCTTTTGCTCGATTCAATGGCCGGCCGAATGGACGATCTAAATACTTGCGCCATGTTTGGCGATGGCACCACTATCGGCGGCGAACTCGCGGATTTGGATGAGCTTATCGAGAAACTTTCTGACGCATTAAACCAAAATATCACCGACTTGGAGGTTGCAAGTGCCTGATGATTTGAAAACCGTGATGCTGACAGAGCGAGAAGTTGATCTGGTCCTCCAATGTATCTTTTCCCAAATCGAAACCGTCAAGCGACGGCACCCGATGACCGGATCGACTGCTGATCTGATTCAAGAACTTGCTGAGATGGATATGGATATTCGTGAGCAAGCCTTTCGCGGATCTGACGGATTTGGCGGATCGGACGATGCCGAGCATCCCGATCTGCTCATGGATCCGGTTGAGTTTGCTGTGAAGCATGACGCGGAAACGCAAATGTTTAATGCTGGTGTAGAAGCCCGCGAGCAAAAGAAGGCGACGAGCCGAGCACAAGACCGGCGCACCTTTAACACGCAGCGCCATCGCGATAGCAGACGCTCAGAGACTCAGACCCATGATGTGTGGGATGACTGCGACCCGAGGAACTGGTAAGTATATGAAACTATTGACTTTATTGGCTATGCTCTCGACTCCCGGATCTGGTTCCGTCTTTGACGAGACGACGATCCGCTTGACTGCACCCATCGTCCTTGACGATTCCTTGACAACTCAAACCGTCCGAGGGTAGATGAAAGTAGGTGATCTGGTTGAGTTTGCGGGCTTTCACGGGTTGATCCTTGAGATCGGATTTGATGATAGAGAGGGTCAGGTATTCGTTGGCTGGATCGGCTTATCGCCAGAATGGGATGACCCCCGCTTACTGAATGTGATAGAATGAAAGTCGGTGACTTGGTTCAGCGGAACCACTACAACCTCAAACGCGCCCCTGTGGGGATCGTCATCCGGCGCGCCCTCACGCTACCGAGCGACTGGTGGATCGTGGAGTGGGCTGCCGATGGCCGGCGCGAGACTATAAGAGCAGAACACTTAAAACTTGTCTACTGACATTCACTTGACAACTTAGTTGTTGACTTACCCCCGTTTTAATGGTATAATGGTTATACCAAGTAAGGAGAAACCATCATGGCTTCAAACATTCCGACCGTCATCCTTTTCGCAGACGCATGCGATACCTTCATCACCGAGATCCTTCCGATGATCCAAGAAAAGTTCGAGCAGGACGGTCAACCTGACTGGCCAGCGCGCCGCGAGGCTTGGAACGACTGGGTTGATGGACTGAGCCAAGACGGACAGATCAGCGAGTGGCAAGCGAACAACTGGGGTCACCCAGCTTGCAACGGCTGACATTCACTTGACAACTTAGGTGTTGACAGCACCCCCTTTTAATGGTATAATATAGGTATAGAAAAGGAAAAAACTATGACCACGACATTCAGCCTCGACCAACTTACTGACTCTAACGGCGATTATCGCTATCGCGCCGATCCGATGATCAACAACATCGAGATTATCTCAAACCGCAAAAAGGTCTATCGCCCGCAGCCCAAACCCCCGACGCGCAAGCAGCTTACAGGCTGGACCGTCGAGCAAGTGGGTCCGAAGATGTGGCGCGTGTTTCGCAACTCGACCACACAAGGCAAGCAAGCGATCATGGACTACAATACGCCCGAAGGCGCGCAGTCGTTTGCCGATGGTTGCAACGGGGAGCACAAAAACCCCACCAAGATGAGCGCCGCGAGCCTCCGCAACAAGAACAAAGAGCACTTGACCGACGAAGATAAAGCTGATTTGGCTGCGCTGGCCAATGGCGAGGGTATCTAAATGAAATACTACATATCACAGACAATCGTGGAAATGGTTGACGGTCGCTTGATCGGTCGTGAGGTAGTGTTGACCCGCGCTGATTCAAGAGTAAAAGACAGCGACGGTACAAGGTATAAGAATGTCAAGTTATTCATGCACAAGATGAGAGCAATAGGTATCGAGAACCTTCATATTAACAAGTATGAAAAGAAGCGATACAACAGATTGATCCGCGAGCAGAATAAGAGGCATAAAGTTAAACAGTTAACAATGGCTGATTTAGCTAAAATGACCGAACAGGCTGACAAAGAACTATCAGATAATCACGTAGGAGGTGAATAGAATGGAGTTTCTTATTATGGTGGCGGTTGGAGCATCCGCCGCATTTATTGTTATGGCGATCCATGAGATTGCAACGGAGGTCCGAGGCATGCGTTCCGTGCTGGAGACACACTATCAGTTAGAGCGTGTGCCCGTAAGATCCGAGAACCCTTATAAAAGGAAGGGTGTGGACCTATAATGTTTGAAGTCGGAGAGTTAATAAAAAGAAAAGCAGTAAGCCCGAAAGCAAGGGCTCTGTGTCTGATTATTAGCGAGGACACTGATAACTATATGTTATATAATCTT